ACACTGGCAGGTGAGCGTTTGGTTTTGGATAACATAGAAAGGTATTCACTGACCTGTCCTGCTTTCTCCGCACCGATTTCCTGTTTGATTGTCAAGGCTCTTTCTCTTGTGGCTTTGGTCATTTTATTTCTCCTTCAATTCGGGTACATACCCACAACCTTCAAATTCTTTTCCTTTGTTGGGTAATGTTCTTTTGATTTCATCTTCTTTTTTGATACAGTCCATACAAAGTGTATCATTGGTAAACCAAGATAACATTCTTACAGTCAATTTGTTTCCACACCGGTCACAATTTTCTTTTTTGAAAAAAGGGTCATTCATTTTAAGGCTCCAGAAAAAAAGAAAGGGGGCAGGGCTCACACCCTGCCCCCAAAGTGCGTTAGGCGGCAACTCCGTCAATGAGAATCTCACGGAAGCGGTTCATCCCCTTTATATGGTACTGAGGGGGCATCTTCTGCATTGTATAAGTGAAAGCGTTATAAAGCCCCCACGCAGTCTGTTCATCGTGGTCAGCAAAAGTAGGTTTGTTGTATTCCTTATCAACCTGACCAATCCGGCTCCAGCTGAGCAGTCCTTCTCTGCCTGCAGCCATAAGAGCCTCATCAACATTCGGTGTCGCCATCTCTTTCGCCTTGAGCTGTTCGGCTACAATAGTGACTTCCTGAATCTTGTTTAGATAGGTATCAATTCCGATACCAACGCATTCCATCAGGTCCAGCCCCGTGGTATGCTTCCGCTTGACAGCATAATCTCCGGTGACCATTCCGTTCTCACAGATGAAGATTTTAGCACCCACAGCAAACTTGAGAGCGTGGTACCCGTTATTAGAGTGTTGCACACCCAGACTGAACTGGGTTCCTTCCACCGGGGTTACATTCGGAATATTCAACTGCATACTCCCGGACAGGCTCTGAAAATCTTTCGCATAGGCGAACCAGCTTTCATCCTGAACCTGAATCTCTTTCCGGTCAAGAGCCTCATGGATGGTCTCAACCAATTCCCCGTGCTGAATACCCTGCCAGCGGTCTGAACGCTTTTCTTCTTTAATGACCGGGATTTCTTTCAGTTCAGAAACAGTCCAGCAATTTTCTTTCGTTGTAATCATTTCATTCTCCTCAATTCAAAAAAATTAAACACAAAACAAGGGGTCAACATCAACCCCATTTTCTTTGGCACCATCTGCGCAAAGGTGCGCATAGCCGGGTGCGAAAGGTTCATCGCCTTCCGCTACAACTTCCGGTATCATTACATACACAAGAGCCTTTACAGGGGCAACGCATCCCTCCATCGTCACGTCAACCCACTTCTTGATATAGAAAACAGGAACAGATTCATACCAATCCAAATTCTTTATACATTCACGAGTAACAGACCAAACAACCCCGTGAACCTCTTCACCGGGGGCTGGCTCTATATCGGCACAGTGTCTTGCCCTCAAGCCCCAATCCTTCAAAATAGCCGGGCCAAGGTTTTCCGCTTTGGGGCAACGCTCAGCCATTGAAGCGTTATGCATATTGCTTCCGTATGCAAAATATAATTCTCTCATTTAGATTTCCTTTCAGATATGATTCCAAGAATAGCCATCCACCGCATCTGTTCCAAATCCGGTATAATTTCCTTTTCCAATCCGATTGCCTTTTCATCCAATTCTTTTTCGGTGACCTCTATGTTCTTCAAACTCTTTTTAAAAGCCTTGTACAGCACCTTCATTCTTTTGAGTCTTGCTCTTTGCATGTCCCTCCAAATTTTAGCAATCTCAGTTCCGGTCAATTTTTTGTCGCTCATATTTTTTCCTTTCAAAGGGGTGAGCCATCGCCCACCCCGGTTACAATTTTGTTTATCCACGAACCAGCTGACGTTTGCGCCTTCCAACCCAAAGCCTTACTGCCTGGAAGACATTAGAAAGCCTTTCAATTTCCTCAGCACCGCTTCTGCGCATCTCAGCACCCCATTTGTAAGCCTGAATCCCGGTGAGAATGCTTTTGCGTTTTTTGAAAGTGCGAGCAGTGGCGCAACGTTCAACAATCGCCTGAGTGAAAACCATCCAGCCACATATCTTGTTTGCGTCAGTTGTTCCTGCAGCGTGGCGGATTTCTACTGAGCCGTATGTTTCCCAAGAACAAAGATTTATTTTGTGATATCTTTTTCCGCTTTCTCTGTCCGGTGAGTAGACATCTTCCCAACTGTCACAGTAGTCAAGACTGCTGCACATTCCGTTGTTGTCCCGTTTGCGTGAGTTAGGAACCATCTCATCCAGCTCATCCTCATACATCTTGTAAAGGTCAAAAAGATTCGCAAATTGTTTCGCACCCCAATTGGCGGCATCTTGATGAACGTGAAGCCCGCAAGAACTGTTAACTTGAGCATCAATTTCCGAACAGTTCAGTACAGCACAAACCTTCCGGACAATTTCCAGCCCCGTGGCTCCGTACAATTTCGGGCTCACCAACTCCATTTCGTGAGGATGGTTACTTGAGTTGCTGTCTATTGAACCGTCATTGACAATCTTCCAATGCTCACGAGTACAGTGATTGTAACGTTCAACCCGTGTCTCAATCCCGGCTCTGGTCAGGGCTTCAGCAACGAACACGTCAGACTTGCGACAGAAGAATTCTATCTCAACGCCCATACTGTTTTCATTCACCGTGTCAACTACCTGATTCAGTTTCACTTTCGCCATTGCATGTCTCCGCATAAAAAGGAAATAGAAAATAGAAATTTAAAAACTTAATAAACTATTAGTATTATAACAGCAGTAATAAGGAAGTCAAAAACTATTTCTAAAAAATTTCAAAAACTTGCAAAAAAATTCTTGCATCAAAACACATGCTTGCCCCGGTGAGCATTCTTATTTCTCCAGCATAGGTGTGGTTTCGGGGGGTAAAAAAAAGTTGCAAGTTTTTCACTTGATGCACTGTAATTTTTAAAAAGTTAACAAAGAAATGCAACTTTTCTGCACCCTAAAAAACTGTGGATTTTCCACACACAAACAGATAATAAATTGACCGAAAAAAACAGTTGTAAAGGAACCAAAATGAAATGCAATGTTTGTGAAAAATATTCGGGTTGTCCATTGCCTTGGAAGGGACAAATTGTTGACGCAGGGAGTTGTGGACAATTTAAAAAAGGAAAGCCGTTGACTGACGTTTGTCATTACTGCGACAAGCCAAACCCGGAAGATGTAGATGGACCAATGCACAGTCATATGCAATGGGAGTTACACATCAAGGAAACAGATGAACATTTGTTCCGGGTCATTTGCAAAGACTGTTATGAGAAGGTATTGGTTGCGTTCAACGGACTGTATACGAAAACAGTTACCAAGTTTTACGAAATCATTTTGCAAGAACAAGCCAAAATGAAAATCAAGGTGATGAAGGAATTGCTAAAAAAGAATGTATGTGAGATATGTCCGGCTGAATTTGGGAAAGCCGATTGCGGGAAATGCGATGTATACAAAGCGATGCAAAATGTTTAAGTTAAAATTGAAAACCCATTTGGTTATTCTTTCCACGCTTTTGATTTCCATAATGGTATTGTCATCGGTCTGTTGTATGAGAAATGGAACGAAAGAGCCTGAACCCCAACCGCAGGTATTGGAATGGGATGAACCGGAACCAATACCGGAAAAAGCAAAAGAGCCGGAACCCAAACCTGAACTCATTAAAAGAAGGTTTGTGAGAATGGTATACAAATTGGAATATTCCCATTCTGTAATTCGCTATACAACTTGTTATACAGGATTTGATAAAGGTGACCCCGGTCATGGGAAATATGCCAACCAACGTTTTGCTGATAAATTGCATTTGTATGAACGCAGAATCCGATATGAACATAATACAGTAGCATTGTGCCCGGAAGACAAGCAATATCATCTCGCACTCATAGAGATACCGGGGAAAGGTTGGACACATAGATACCGGGTACATATACAGGGTGTTCATAGTGATGAAATAAGCACACATACTGATACAAAATACTTTGCTGTACCAAGGGATAGAATGAAGCAAAAAGGAAGGATTGATTATTTGATTACTCAAGCCGGAAAGTTTGCAACGAAAGAACAAAGAGTCAGGAATTGGAAATCAATAAATAGGAAGGTTGATTTCTGGAAATGGAATATTTATAAATTGTATGACGATGGATTATTGGAACCCATAAATGATTAATGGGAAAAATAAATGAAAAAAATAAACGGGGCAGGGAAGGTCTCCAAGCAGGTATACATCTCTATCATAACGTCAACTTTTTCCCTATTACTACCTAACTAACACCCTCAGTATATCTCACCATCCCTGCCCTTTCTATTCCCCTGTTGCCTGTGTTTGTACTAATGGGAATGTATCTTGCTATGATAGAAATATATCTATGATATATTTCTACTGCCCGGTGATTGTAAATTTGTGGGTGTGATTCGTTGGGAAAAATTCTTTTGGTTTTTAATTTGAACCGTTGTGGGGGTGATGTTATACTAATCATCAGAAGTGCCTTGGATTGGATTGGTGGGTGCTGTGGTTGAAATTATGAAGGACCAAAAATGGATTTTTTAACTGTGCGAGCAAGACCAAGAAAAAGCAAAAAAAGCAATTCCAAAAAACCCATTATTCGCAAACCCCATTTAACAGAAAGACAAATGCTCCGGGGCATTGAAAATTCATTGGGCAATATTTCAGTTATAGCCCGGAAATTAGACAGACCATATTCCACAATAAAAAACTACCTCAAAAAACATGCTTCCGAAAATGTAAAAGAAGCCATGCGAGTAGAACAAGAGAAAATGGTTGATATAGCAGAACAGACTAATGTGGAAATGATGACCCAACGTATACACTTCCCAACGGCTATAAGGGCAAGCCATTTTATTCTTACCAAGCACCCAGCCGCAGAGCAACGTGGCTATAAAGACAAGAGTGAATTATCAATACAAGGGGGCAAGCCCATAAGAATAGAGCACGAGCATATACTGTCCATTGAGAAATTAAAAACCATAGACATAGATACCCGGAGAAAGATGCTGGAAGAAATGAGTGATGAAAATGGGAATGGCGATGGAAAAAATGATTGATTTTTTGCTGAAAATTACCACAGCCGGGAGTGCGATTTCCGGGTGTTGGTGGGGTTGTTTTTGCGGAAATGAAAACACACTGACCCTGACGACTGCACCCTATAAAATTGCAAACCATTTTTCAAATTATGCACCCATACATCGGGGCACACCGCAAAAATTGCAAACAGTTTTTGGAATTATGGGGGGACACGAATGACCGTGACAGAGCAACCCCGCATATCCCGAACACTATTGCAAAAGTCAATATTGGAAGACAGCTTCTTTGACTTTGTGCAATACTTCTGGGACACGGTGGTGCCTGAAGAGCCGATATGGAATTGGCATATTGAGTATGTATGCGCAGAAATGCAAAAGGTGGCGGAAAGAGTATTTGCGGGCAAGCGGAAGAAATATGATTTGGTAATCAACGTTCCACCCGGCTCAACCAAGTCAACTATATGTTCAGTAATGTTCCCGGCTTGGGTATGGACCAGAATGCCCACCTCCAGGTCCATCTGTGGTTCGTATTCATATGCTTTATCACTCCAATTAAGCAGAAAGAGCCGGGACATTATTACCAGCGAAAAATACCGGGAGTTGTTCCAACACCTTGAACTCCGGGGTGACCAGAACACCAAGGGGCTTTTTGAGAATACCCAAGGTGGTTATAGGTTCTCAACTTCCACCGGGGGCACAGTCACTGGGTACCACGGGCACTTCTTGATAATAGATGACCCGTTGAACCCGCAGGAAGCATCATCTGAAGTTGAACTCAAGAATGCAAATGTTTGGATACGTGAGACATTGTCTTCCCGGAAAGTGGACAAGGATATTACACCCACGATTTTGATAATGCAGCGGTTGCATGAAGATGACCCAACCGCTGATATGTTAGGGCAGAAAAAGGTACGGGTGAAACACATCAACCTGCCCGCAGAAGTGAATCGGAAATCATACAAGACCATTAAGCCCAAAGCACTGCGACAGAAATATGTACCTGACCCCAAGAAGAAAGGGGTGCGATTGCTTGACCCCATTCGGCTTTCCCGGAGAGCGTTGGATGAGGCATTGTCCAAGTTGCTTGAATACGGGTATGCAGGTCAGTTTTTGCAATTGCCTGTCCCGTTGGAAGGTGGTATGTTCAAGACAGCCCGGTTGAAAGTGGATGTCGCACCGACAGCACCAGCGGATTGGATTCAGAAAATCCGGTATTGGGACAAAGCAGGTACGGAAGGTGGCGGTGCGTTTACAGCAGGGGTGTTAATGGGTGAGGACAAGGAACACCGCTTTTGGATTCTGGATGTAATCCGGGTTCAGTTGGATACCGGGGAAAGAGAAAAGCTGGTCAAGTTGACGGCACAGATGGATGGGATTGGCGTCAAGATTGGGATTGAGCAAGAGCCGGGAAGTGGTGGAAAAGAATCAGCACAAAACACAGTGAAGAATCTCCGGGGGTATAATGTGGAGGTTCAACGACCATCGGGTGACAAGGTGATTCGGGCAATGCCTTTCTCCGCACAGGTGAATGTAGGGAATGTATACCTGATATCAGCTGAGTGGAATAATACCTATATGAATGAATTAACATTGTTCCCGAATTCAAAATACAAGGACCAAGTGGATGCGACCAGCGGTGCGTTCACTTTACTTACGTTTTCACAGCGTGGCAGAATAGGAGTTTTTTGATATGAAGATACGAAAGAAAGAAAAAGTTGAGCCCCCTGTTGTGCTCAATGAAAAAGACAAACAGGTGATTCGGGATATGATGCTGAACGCCAGTATGAGCCGTTCATCGTTGTTGAGCAACCTTATTGACCCAAGAAGGGACATTGACGATGAATGTGGATACCCGAAAGAGTTGACCACAGACCAATATCAGTTGATGTATGACCGGGAAGGGCTGGCAACCCGTGTCGTGAGTTTGTTCCCGGAAGAAAGTTGGGCAGATGAACCTCAGATTGTTGAGGATGTTAAAGGGGATGACACTGAGTTTGAAAAGAGTTGGAAGGATTTGGAACAGCAACGCAACCTCAATGCATTCATGCTCAGGATTGACAGACTGTCCGGCATTGGAAGGTTTGGTGTATTGCTTTTGGGGTTGAATGATGGAAAGAAATTGAGTGACCCCGTGGAAGGAATAGATGAGAAAGGTGATGTGACCGAAAACAGACCGGAATATGAATTGCTTTTTCTCCGGGCTTTCTCCGAATCAGTTGTCAAAGTAAAAAGCACCCAACGTGACAAGATGAACCCACGGTATGGAAAGCCCGTGATGTATGAAATCACATTCGGGGATGCTGCACAACCGCAAGCCAGCACGGGTGATTCCAAAATTGATACCGGGAAAGGTGAGTTGGTCCATTGGACAAGATTGATTCACGTGGCGGACAACCGGGAAAGTTCAGAAGTGTTCGGTGTTCCCCGGATGCAATCATTATTCAATCGGCTTTATGACCTGAGAAAAATCTGTGGTGGTTCTGCTGAGATGTTTTGGAAGGGTGGATTCCCCGGCTATGCATTTGAAATGGACCCACAAGCCCAAGCCCCGGTTGCAGGCTCAGATGAAGATGCCGCACTGACCGAACAGATAACAAGTTATGCAAACGGGCTTCAGAGGTATTTGAGGCTTCAAGGAATATCCGTCAACAGTCTCAATCCCCAAGTTGCTGAACCGAAAGCCCACGTGGATGTTCAGTTGGAAATAATTGCGATTGCGATGGGAGTGCCCAAGCGGATTTTTATGGGCTCTGAACAAGCAAAACTTGCGGCAGAGGAAGATGCCCGGAATTGGAACAAGCGAATTGCCCGGAGACAGAACAAGTATCTTTCCCCGTACATTATCAGACCATTGGTTGACAGGCTCATAGCGTATGGCGTGTTGCCAGAGCCGAAAAAATATGAAATAATTTGGCCTGACCTTGCTCAGCCTTCCGAATTGGACAAGGCGACAGTGCTGAAGGCACGGGTGGAAGCGTTCAGCAAGTATGTTGCTGGCGGAGTTGACCTGCTCATCCCACCGGAGATATTCTTCAAGATGTTTATGGACCTTGATGAAGCCGAAATCAAAGAAATTATCAAGGCGGCAGAAAAGCGTCAGAAGGAATTTGAAGATGAGCAAGCTGAACTTGATGCCGCTGTGGCTGAAGAGGAAGCAAATGGAACAACTGAACCTCAGGAGGAAATGAACAATGAATAAGATTGTGTGGCTGACAGGACAAAGCGGTGCGGGAAAAACTACAGTGGGCAGACCGCTGGCGGATTGCTTGGATGGTGTTTTGTTAGATGGTGACGAAATGCGGGATTCAATATCACTGGGAGCCGGGTTCAGCCGGGATGATAGGCGTGAGCATAACTTACGTGTTGCCCGGCTTGCCAAGGTTCTCAGTGAACAAAAACCCGTTGTTGTATCTGTAATTGCTCCAATGGAGGAAGTGAGAAAAGAAATTGATGAAGTGTGTCATCCGATTTGGGTGTATGTAAAACGGGATATGCCAGAGCGTGAAGGACATTTTTATGAAGAGCCTTCAGAGGAAGAATACCATTACAAAGTTGACCACAATCATCTTTTGCCGATGGAATCTTTGCGGAGTTTAATGTTGGTGTTAAAAGAAGACAATTATGAGTACAGTTATTTCATAGGCAGATACCAACCATTACACGAAGGTCATATCAAATTGTTTCAATCGGTATTGGATGAAGGGAAAGATGTTTGTGTTGCACTCCGGGATACAATGATAACACCTTCAAATCCGTACACCACAGCAGAGCGAAAGAAGATGATACAAGATGTATTCGGGGACAGAATAAAAGTTATTGTCGTGCCTGACGTGAAAGAGGTGTGTTATGGACGCAAAGTAGGGTGGGGCATCAGAGAAATCCGATTGGATATGGACACAGAGGCAATAAGTGCAACTGCTATAAGGGAAAAACATGGTACTCAAACTTGACCCAACCCGGACAACAACATTGCGCAGGGCATATGAAGCCGAAATGCGCAAGCGGTTTTATTATATCCGCAGTTTGATAATCCAAGCAATATGGAAGTTGGATGTTTTGGGGCTTGAGGAAAGCGAACCATTTGCCTTCAACCGGGAGTTATTGGTTGCAAACCAACTCCCGGAAAGACAAGCGTGGAGGTTCAGAACTGATGCCGAAAAAATAACCTCATTTCAATCGTGGCTTACAGAACAACTCGCTGAACCAAATGCCCCGTTGTTTGTTGACCCCATAGTGGGTGACCCGTGGACAGCCCCTTATGTCCATTCATCGTACAGAAGGGGTGCTGTTCGGAGTTATACGGAAATGCACCCGGAGATAATGGCTGAAAATCCGGATTTTTACCAAGGAAGCAGACAACAGTTTATTGAGTCATCATTCGCTCAACCGGAGATGACAAGCAAAGTACAGTTGTTGTATACCCGGTCATTTGAAGAGTTGAAAGGGATTACAGCGGCAATGTCCCAACAGTTGAGCCGGGTATTGGCGGATGGAATGGCCAACGGTTTGAGTCCAAGAATGATTGCCCGGAATATGACAGAGACCATTACCGGGATTACAAGACAACGGGCAATGACATTAGCCCGGACTGAAATCATTTACGCACATTCGGAAGGACAGCTGGATGCTCTTCAACAGTTGGGAGTTGAAGGAGTGACAGCGGATGTAGAATGGAGCACCGCTGAAGATGAGAAGGTTTGCGACCAATGTGCAGATTTGGAAGGAACTGTATTCACTATTGATGAGGCACGGGGGCTGATACCCAGACATCCGAATTGTCGTTGTGCATGGCTTCCAGCCAGCGTTGGAGAAGTGCAAAAGGGACAAGCCCGGTCATTAAGAGAAAAGAAGAAAAATGTCAACGACTCATTGAGGTCAGAGTTGCCAAGAAAATCCCATGTGGGAGATGAGTTCAAAAGAATACCACAAACTGTAAGGGAAGCAAAACGACGCAGTACGTGGGTTGGTAAAGAATTATTTTGAAGGAGAATGTAAATGGGAACCAAGAAGAAAAAAGGAATGGCGTTCAACAATTTGGAATTGTCAACTGAAACAAAAGAGCAATTCAGAACCCTGTGTGCTCAGTATGAGCAGATGGGCAAATTATTTTCATTACAGAGTAAAGCGATGACACATCCGATGTTTTCCAAGTCAACTGTCCCGGAAGTACACAACCGGATTTTAATGCAGTATATGGAGATGGGTGAAGCCTTGAAAAATATCGGCACATGTCTTGATATGATGCCCGGAAAGAATGTATTGAAAGAAGACAAAATAAGTATGGAAGAATTAAAAAGTATTGATATTGATACCCGAAAAAAAGAATTGAAAAAAATGGAAGATTTGAGCCGTACTAAAGAAGGTGAGGGTGGTAAAACTTTTGTGTCAAACATTAAGCCGGAAGAAAAGAAAGACAAATGAAAGCCCTCATTACCGGAATCACCGGACAAGATGGTTCCTATTTGGCTGAACTGCTCTTGGACAAGGGGTATGAAGTCCACGGAATTGTCAGAAGGGCATCACAGTTCAACACTCAACGGATTGACCATGTATTTGATAACCTTCACTTACATTTTGGAGATATGACCGATGGTACAAGCCTGAGACACGTGTTGTATGAAAGCCAAGCCGATGAGGTGTACAATCTTGCCGCTCAATCGCATGTGAAGGTCAGTTTTGAGTGTTCAGAATATACCATGGATGTAAACGCTCTTGGAACACTCCGGCTTTTGGAAGCGATAAAAGACAGTCCAAGAGAAATCCGAATGTATCAGGCTTCAACTTCCGAAATGTATGGAGATGTAGAAGGGACAATGAATGAAGAGAATGAATTTGCTCCTGTTTCCCCGTATGGAATTGCCAAACTTGCGGCACACCGTTTGGCCCAAACATACCGGATGGCATACGGACTGCATGTGTCTTGCGGAATACTTTTCAATCACGAAAGTCCCAGACGTGGTCCAACGTTCATTACAAGGAAAGTCTGCCGTGCGGTTGCCCGAATAAAAGCCGGGTTACAGGACAAACTTGAAGTGGGAAATTTAGGAGGTATTAGGGATTGGGGCTATGCTCCTGACTATGTTCGGGGAATGTGGTTGATGCTTCAACAGCCTGAACCGGATGACTATGTATTAGCAACCGGGGAAACACATACAGTTTGGCAATTGTGTCAACGGGCTTTTGAATTGGTCAAATTAGATTGGAGAGATTATACAGTTGAATCACCCCGATTGAAACGACCACTTGAGGTTCCATACCTTTGTGGTGATGCAAGCAAAGCGAAAGAAAAGTTGGATTGGGAGCCCATTCTGCCGTTTGATTTAATGTTGATGGAAATCTTAAATTCAGAAATGGAGGCATTGAAATGAAAGTATGGGTGACAGGTGGGCATGGTTTTTTAGGAAAGTATGTAAATTTTCATTTGGTGCAAAGAGGGCATGAGGTGGGAATACCAACTCACAATGAGGTTGACTTGTTATATCCTGACCAAGTAATTTCTTATCTTGACAAGTTTCAACCGGAAGCAATTATTCATCTTGCCGCAATGTGTGGTGGGATTGGAGCAAACCGGGAACACCCTGCTGAATTCTTTTATAATAATTTGATGATGGGAGTTCAGTTGATAGATGCAGCCTGTTGGTCAAATAAACCATTGAAGAAGTTTGTAACAATTGGCACAGTTTGTTCATATCCGAAATACACTCCGGTTCCATTCAAAGAGGAAGACATTTGGAAGGGATACCCGGAAGAAACAAATGCGCCATACGGCATTGCGAAAAAAGCGTTGTTGGTTCAGACACAGGCATACCGGGAACAATATAATTTTCCCGGCATTTATCTCATTCCGGTCAACCTGTATGGACCTGAAGACAATTTCAACCCGGAGTCATCACATGTCATTCCGGCTTTGATTCGGAAGTTTGATGAAGCAATAAAAAATAATCTGCCAACGGTGGAAGTTTGGGGGACAGGGGAAGCAACCCGTGAATTTTTATTTGTAGATGATTGTGCTGAAGGAATTGTTGACGCTATGGAAATGTATGACAGTCCTGAACCAATGAATTTGGGAACGGGAAAAAGCGTTGCAATACATGAGTTGGTTTATTTGATACGGGAGTTGATGGGGTATGATGGAGGAATAATATGGGACAGAAGCAAACCGGATGGACAACCAGCAAGAGAATTGGACATTTCAAAAGCCCAGAAAGAAATAAATTGGGAACCAAAAACAGAACTGCATAAAGGTTTGCAAAGAACAATCAAATGGTGGAGGAAAAATGGAAACAATTAAAAACCCGAAAGTGTTACAGAAACAAGAGGAAGAATTGAATTGGACAAACGGACTGTTGGTGTCAGCTCAAAAACGGAGATGGTACGGGAAGATGACAATTGAGTTCAAGAATGGGATGATTGACATCATCCGAAATGAAGAGACATTGAAGCCCCCGAAAGAGCCGGATGAAAAATAATTTTATTTTTTTCTTTACTTTTAATGAATTATCTGTAATAATACCTTTTGAATGTAGGAGCCATTGTGTAAAAAGGACCACTTCTTGATTGAGGTGGTCCTTTTTTTATTGGGAGGATGTAATGGAAACAAAAACCAATCTTGTAACGAATGAAGTTGCAGAAATGGTCGCAAACGTTATTGTAAAAAGAGATGGCAAATTTTTTGTAGAATCCGAATCAGGAAAAAACCTTGGTGGTCCTTACGACACCCGTGCTGAAGCCGAAAAAAGGCTGGCACAAGTTGAATTTTTTAAGAACAATTCCTTCTCCAATATCACTTCCAATATCAAATCCGAAAAAGCCCGCACGAGATACGAAACACTGGAAGGAAAAGAATACCTTGTTGTGCCTTGCGTAATGATGACTGAAGGTGTCCATTATGGCTCCATGGGTCCATTATATTATCCACAAGAGGAATTGTCCAAAACTCCGGCAATCTGGAACGGAAAGCCCGTTGTTGTTTATCATCCGCAGTTTAATGGCCAGAGTATATCGGCTTGTGACCCGGATGTATTTGAAACTCAAAAAATCGGACAGTTGTTTAACACCCGGTGGGAAGATGGCAAACTAAAAACCGAATGCTGGATTGATGAGGAAAAAGCGAACCAAGTTGACGACAGAGTTATGAACGCAATATTAAGCGGTCAGATGATGGAGGTCAGCACCGGGCTTTTTACCGATAATGAAGTTGTGGAAGGGGAATGGAACGGGGAACAGTTTGAAGCCATTGCCCGGAATTACAGACCAGACCACCTTGCTATACTTCCTGACCAAAGGGGTGCTTGTTCTATAGATGATGGAGCCGGGTTGCTCCGAAACCAAGCTGAAGAGAACACCCCGGAAGGAAGGTTGTCAGCGCATTATGTCGCTATTGTAAATGAACTCAGCCATAACGAAATATGGCGTGGGCTCAGTAATGAAATAGGAGATGAAGCGTGGGTGACAGATGTGTACGATGACTTCTTCATTTACGAAATGGGCGACAAAATGTTTCACCAGCCCTATGAAACAAAGGAAGGTGAAGTGAAATTAGTTGGCGTCAAGAATGAGGTGGAAAAAATTATCCAGTACCAGATGAATGATGGTACTTTGATTGGAAATAAAGGAAGTGTTGTTTTTGAAAATTCTTTTGATAAGGAAAACAAGATGAAAAGAGAAGAAATTGTAAATGGTATGATTTCAAACGAGAAATCACCCTGGACAGAAGATGACAGGGAACTGCTCATGGGGCTTTCTGACGACAAGTTTGCGCTTTTGTCAAATGAAGAGGAAGAAAAGCCTGAAGAGGAAAAACCAGCAGAGGAAAAACCTGCTGAAGAAAAACCTGCAGAAGAAAAACCTGCTGATGAAGAGGAAGAAAAACCTGCAGAGAACAAGGAACAGTCTGTTGATGAATTCATCGCAAACGCTCCTGAAGGTATGCGTGATGTTCTCCGGTCAGGGCTTGATGCTCACAAGGCAGAGAAAGCGAAACTGATTGAGAAAATCACCGCCAACAAAAAGAATCCGTTCAGTAAAGAACAGCTGCAGGCGAAAGGTCTCAGCGAACTGAAACAGCTGGCCACTCTTGCGGAAGTGGAACCGGAAAAACCCAAACAGCCCGTTGCACCCCCGGCTTTTTTCGGAGGTCAGGCAGAGGTGGTTGCCCCGGCAGTCAATGACAGTGCTGAAGAGCCTCTTCAGGCTCCCACAATGAATTTCGGTTCAGAAGAATAGACACTGTGTCTATTCCCTTACACAATATGGCTCAAACTGAAAAAATTTTAGTTACTCACTTATAAAGGAGATTGAATATGAGTACTGAAAATCAGGTTCATCTGATTGGAACCTTTCGCAGAGAAGAAATTGTTGCAGCCGGGACAATTTCCCCCGGTCATCTTGTTGAAGAAGATTCTTCTGGAACTTGCGTGGTTCATTCCACTGCAGGCGGTGCGGCTCAGCGTCTCATTGCTGAGATTGATGCACTTCAGGGAAACACTCTTGACGATGACTATTCATCCGGTGACCTTTGTTCTATGAATGTTGAACTTCCGGGCAATGAAGTTCAGATGTTCCTCAAAGCCGGAGAAAATGTTGCCATAGGGGCTGACCTTGAGAGTGCAGGAGATGGCACACTTCAGGCAGTCACCACGGGAACACCGATTGCCACCGCACGTGAAGCGTTGGACCTGAGTGGTTCAGGTGCAGTTGACACTCTCATGCGTGTTATGCTTCATTAAACAAATCCCAATGAAGGGGTTGATGAAGAAGATGACAAACGAAAATCCAAAACTTTTAAAAGGAGATTGATATGGATTTTATTATGAACGGACAGGGTCACGGGAGTGTTGCCGCAACCCTCATGGAAGCCGGAATGGACGCCAATGTTCTGAGACCGTACATCGGTGACGACAACAGGCATTATATCACAGTCAACGGGGACAATGGACCAGAAGCCGTGCCGCTGACAAATGCAACAGCATCGCTCAGAAAGGATGACTGGAAACTTCTGGATTCAGCTATTGTTAAAGCGGCAAAGCCCAGACTCAAAGCCGTTGCTGACCTGCGTGGGATGGGACTCACGTTCAATATACCTAATGGGATGGCAAAGACAGTGCTTGAAACTGAGACCCAGAGTGACATCAGTGAAGCTGATATCAGTATGGATGGGCTCCGGGAGAGTACAGCTGACCGCCCGGTGTTTGAACTCACCAACCTGCCCCTGCCTATCATTCATAAGGATTTCAACTTCAGTGCACGTCAGGTAATGGTATCACGTAATGGCGGTTCACCGCTTGACACGACCACTGCTGAACTTGCGGCAAGAAGGGTTGCTGAAACCGCTGAAAAACTTCTGTGTGGTACTTATGGCACATATGCTTTCGGTGGAGGCACCATCTATGGATATACCAATTATCCAAAACGTCTCACCAAGACAATGACCAGCCCAGCGGCAGGTGGTTATACTCCTGCGGACACGGTCACTGACGTACTGGCCATGATTGAACAGGCGAAAGCCGCATATCATTATGGTCCTTACATGCTGTACACTTCCATTAAGTGGGACAAAACGCTTGATGAAGATTACAGTTCAGCGAAAGGCGACAACACACTGCGTGACCGCCTCAAAGCAATAACCGATATTCAGGATGTTCGCACTCTTGATTATCTTGACACCACTCCGGGTTCTGCTACTGATTATGTAATGCTCCTTGTTCAGATGACCTCTGACGTTATACGTGAAGTCATGGGCATGGACATTACCACTGTTCAGTGGGAAACCAGAGGTGGCATGCAGCTCAACTTCAAGGTAATGGCAATAATGGTACCTCAGTTGAGGGCAGACATCAACGACAATACCGGGATTGTTCACGGTACTGTCTAAAAAGAGCAACCAGAGCCGGGGGGGGCTGTTTTCCCCCCGGTGATGGTTTTGTGGCTGGAACTTTTTTGTATCTCTTGGGAAGGAGAAATTGAATGTATTTCAAATTAAAAGAAGGCGTGGGAAATCACGCTGAAACAGATGCAGATGGAAATGTAACCATCTACAGAGCGAAAGAAGGCAAGGTCATTAAATCAAATGTTGACCTTGCAGCCAAATTTCCGGACAAGTTTGTTCGTGTTCAGACAAAAGCCCCTGTTCAGGAAGTACCAGAGGAAGAAATCCCTGAAGAAGAAATCCCTGAAGAAGAAATCCCGGATGAACCTGAAGAGGATGAGGATGAACCGGATGAAGAGCCGGAACCATTAGGAAAAGATGCCACAGACAAATTTCCGCTTGCTGGAGAGAATGACCTGAGCGTGTTCTATGCAAGGGGGAAAGGTTATTATGTCACTGAGGCTGATGACCCGTTCACTGCACTTAATAAAAAAGGTCTCAAGAAAGACAAAGTTGAAGCCTACATCAAAAAGTATTTGAAAGGCTAAACAAGTGAACGATGGCACCTATTGGTTACCAGACCACCCCATTTGGCAGGATGAACCCTGTTACATAATTGGAGGTGGTCCATCTTTGGAAGGCTTTGATTGGAACAAACTCCGGGGCAGAAATATCCTTGGATGTAATGCGGCATTCTATCTGGGTGCTGACATTGTTCCAATTACTGTTTTCGGTGACGGTGTATTTTTTAAACAACATCGTGTCGCTCTGGATGATTACGTTCAGGAAGGTGGACAGGTAATATCCAACTCAAACTCGCTCAAGCGTTTTGACCCCCCGGAATATTTAAAGGTGATGAAAAAATATAACAGGGGGCTTGGGACTGACGGCTTGGGTTGGAATTCAAGTACAGGTGCCTGTGCTATCAACCTTGCTCTTATTTTTAGAGCCAATCCAATATTCCTTTTGGGGTATGATATGCAGTTGTCCCCGAAAGGTGAGAAAAACTTTCACAACGCTTACAGCGACAAACCAAACTCCCGTTCATATGAAAGATTTCTCCGTGGTATGACTTTCGTGACCCGTGATTTGCACAAACTATTTCCGGGTCACGAAGTCATCAATTTGGAGGATGGTACAAGCGCATTGAAAGATTTTCCGAAACAAAGTTTGAAGGAACATTTTTTGAAGGAGTTTGTGACATGAGGAAGTATCTTTTTGTTTTCGTATTCATTCTGAGCCTTTTCACGGTGTTCGTTCTGGCAGACGACACACTTCCTGCAGCAGAAGTGGTGGCAGATTCAGCCGGAGAGGCAGTTGCCACCCCTTCCGATGGCTTCTCTATTTGGGGCTTTCTAAACTCAAATATAGGTGTTTCCATAGTCGTGTTTATTCTTTCCTTCATATTGGGTAAGATATTCACCTCAAAGCCGAAATGGAAAGCACTGGTACTGAAGTATGGTCCATCTATTATGAGAGCCATAAAAACTGCTGAGAAGAAAATCCCAGACAGTACTGAAAACAAAGGTCTGGCAAGGCTTGATGAAGCCCTGAAATACCTTATTGAGATTGAACCGAAATTGAAAGTGGTTGCCGATGGTGATTTGAAAACGGCTATTTCTGCCGTGCATTCATCGGCTGAGGCGAATGGAAACTTGGAAAGCAAATGAGTTGGTTGATAAAACTCATTGCGGAATTTTTCCGGGTGCTCATGGATAATCCTATTGAAGAAAAAAAGGAGTACATAGATGTCAATGCGACATATGATAATCCTGACGATTATTTCTCTGCTTCTGATTGGTAATGGTTGCTTTTTGCAACCCGTTGCTATCAAGGAGAAAAAATTTTACTTCATAGAGTTGAAAGATGCTCCCGCACTCCGGCTTTTGGAACCAGTGAAAGCCCGTTGTGCAAGGAAAAACCCGGAAACAGGAGAATGGGAGGACATCGGATGGGGTGTCCTTCATCCCGGTGGATTGTACAAAGGTTCTAAACCAGAGGATGTTTTGAAAGAGGAAGATGATGGCTGAAAGCAATTGGCGTGTTACTCCTGCGGAAGTTGAAGCAATAATCCAATACGATGACACGATTGAATTGGACCCATTTATTGAGGTGGCCAATCAGCTTGTTACTGAACTTTGTACTGATTCGGATTATGATGATGAACGCTTGACAGAAATTGAGCGTTGGTTGTCGGCTCATTTTTACCATATAGATGACCAACAGGTGGCCAATGAAAAAGCCGGAGATGTTGCCGTGAGTTATCAGTACAAGGTTGAATTGGCTTTGAACGTAACAAAGTATGGACAACAGGCGATGGTTCTTGACACAGCAGGAAATCTTGCCCAACTTAACAAACGAATAATTGACGGTGAAAGCAAGACTGTCAGCATTGTTTGGATGGGTGAAGATTATACAAGTGATGAGGAATAATGAATGAGTGAAGGTTCAGGACTGCACCCGGGAGTAAAACCCGAATCACAGAGTGTTCGTGGATGCTCTGAGTTGAGAGAAAAATGTCAAAAGGAAATCTTTGACAAGATAGATGACCAGAGAGAAAAAATGGAAAGCAAAATGGACACCCAGCATCAGACTGTAATGGGTGCAATAGGTAACATTGATAAAAAGTTTGCATTTATGGAAGGTGCAGCATCGGTAAAACCCAGAACAAACGGAATAAAGAAAAATGAAAACGGAAAAAGAGATTGGGGTGATGTTGCTATTAGATTTATCATTTCATGGGGACCATGGATACTGATGTTGTTTGGTCTTGGTCTGATTTCGTGGCTGAAGTCAAATGGTGTATTGTAAGGACAAAATATGAGCCCTGTAATGAACCCTTCAGTCTTGTTTGCATCTGATATTTTAGCGGATGTGTCGGGATGGACCAGTGGCATACTTGATTCCAATGACACGACAGTTCAGAAAGCGTTGGACACTCTTGCTCCATTACCTTCTCAGCTGTTGGGTCTTGACGATGCAGAAATACAGCAAGTTCAAAATATAGATTCAGTCACGATTTCAAACTCACAATGGGGATATTTGGGAGCAATGTCTGGCCAGCCCGTTGAAACCGAAACAGACCCAATATTCACGGCTCACCCGGCATTCGGAATTGCGGCAGGAGATATTAGCAATTGGAACACGGCTTACAGTTGGGGTGATTGGAGCACGCAGGATTTCGCTGTCATAACTTCCACCGATATTTCAAATTGGAATACGGCTTATGGGTGGGGTGATTGGAGTGTTGAAGATTTCGCTTCCATAACTTCAACGGATATTTCAAATTGGAATACCGCATACGGATGGGGTGATTGGAGTGTTGAGGATTTCGCTGTTATAACTTCCACTGATATTTCAAATTGGAATACCGCATACGGATGGGGTGACCACGCTCTTGCCGGATATTTAGTTGCTTCAAATAACCTTTCTGATTTGGCTGATGTTGATACTGCTCTTGGAAATCTTTCGCTGAGCACAGAATTGAAGTCACTTACTGACGCTGAAATACAACAGTTACAAAATATAGATTCAGTCACGATTTCAAATGCTCAGTGGGGTTATTTGGGTTCAATGACTGGACAACCTGTTGAAGGTGATTTTGATTCGCTTCTTGCTGACAATGATATTCTTCAATGGGATTCTGGAGCCAATGCTTGGGTCAATCGGGCTTATATGATTTTGGTTGATGGGGCTTATATTGGTGAAAGTGATTCCGGTGATAGAATTGTTTTTGATTATACAACAGGCGAAATAGTTTTCACTGATACAAATATATCCGCACGCCCAACAGGAACAGGAACAAATTCAGAAGCATTCGGAAGTGGGGCAAGTGCCACGGCTGAAGATGGGGTTGCCGTAGGTAACGGGGCAAGAGTTACAGGCAATGATGGAATTGCTATTGGATATAATGCAACGGCAAATGCAGGGATAGCAATTGGTGATGGAATTTCTGTAAGTAATCCCACCAATATTTCAATTGGTGCTGGTACTGTAACAGGTGGTGGAACAGTTTTGGTTGGGCAAGGTTCTATTGGTACTATTTCCGTATTGAACTCAGTGGCAATGGGAACAGGAATCACAGTCACAGGTTCTTATTCTGTAACACTTGGATGGCAGGCACAATGTACTGCTAACTATACAGTTGCCTTGGGATTTAGTGCGGATGCAAACGCAACCAATACAACTGTAATTGGAGCAGGGGCAATCAGCAATTATGATTCTTCAATAGCACTTGGAAGACACGCAGATACTACCCAAGCGAATGAAATGGTTATTGGAGCCACAAGTTATGAAATAGATTATTTGAGTATAATAAACAGTGGAACAGAAACTATTGTTCAAACTCTTTTTAGTTTTCAGCCCTCAGGTTCAGGAGCAGGCTCAGAAGTTATCGGAGCAGGTTCAAGTTCAACTGGAACAAATACTGTAGTCCTTGGCTCCAGTATAACTGGCACCGCAAACTCTTCTGTTCTTATTGGAACCGGGGCTTCAATTTCTTTTAACAACTCAGTAGCAATCGGGTATGGGGCTTCAGTGAATCAGACCGGAGTTGCTATTGGTCATTCAGCCGTTGTGGGGACAGCTGGGACATCTATAGGAACAAGTGCCAATTCATCTTCCGGGATTGCGATTGGAAGCAATGCTATCGGAAGTGGAACAATAGCAATTGGAAATACAGCCGTGGGAACAAACTCAGGTTTGGTAATAGGAAATTCATCTACAAATCTTGGTGAAATAGATACATATATAATTGGACATAATATTACTGCTCTTGGTTCTTATGGAATTATTTTTGGGGAAGATGCCACGCTTCAAGGTGACAATTCTATTGGGATTGGTTTTGAAGTTGAAGTGGGTAATTCTTTGGGTGCTGATAATTGTGTTGCTATAGGATATCAAGCAAGTGTTTATGGTGATGAAGCAATCGTCATTGGTAGTGGTTCGGAAGGTTCGGGAAATACTTCAATTGTAATTGGTTTGGGTTCAACTTCAAATTCGGGAGCAACAAGTGGAATTGCAATTGGGGATGGTATAACTCTTAATGAACCGGGTTCAGTTGTAATAGGTTCTGGTGCTTCATATACAAGAAGGTATGGAGTAATAATTGGATATAATGCCAGTGGAACCGGAAACAGGTCAATGGCAATTGGTGCGAACGCCAGTGCGGGAAATGATTATGGTATGGCGGTTGGTTATAATTCATCTGCAAGTTCAACTTCCGGCATGGCGATTGGAGTTGAAGCAGATGCAACTGTCGGTGGAACTGCTATTGCTCTTGGAAGGGGTGCGACTGTTACCCAAGTAAATGAAATGATGGTTGGTGGCACTTCTTATGAAATTGATTATTTGAATTTTACAATTTCAGGAACCGAATTGACAGTACAAACTTTATTCAGTTTTCAACCTACAGGTTCAGGAAGTAATTCAGAAGTAATAGGAGCAGGTGCTTCAAGTGCACAATCTAATTCAGTTGTAATAGGAAATGGGGCTTCAGCACCACAAGCAACAGGACAAAGTGAATCGGTTGTTATAGGTTATAATGCTACTGCTTTATCTTTTTATAATGTAGTAGTGGGAGCAGGTGCTCAGGTATCAGGAACAGGTGCTTCAAATTCAATTGCTATTGGTAGGAATTGTGATGTTCAAAGTTCAAGTTCAATAGCAATTGGGGGTGGGGCAATTGTAACTAATTCTGGTGGAATAGCAATTGGTGATTCCGCTTCTGCTTCTATCAGTTGTGTTGTGATAGGTCAAGACGCTTCCTCAACAAATGGAGATGCTGTAATTGTTGGTAGAAGTGCGATTGCTTCTTACAGAGCTGTGGCTATTGGAAGAGATGCGGATGCGAATGTAAATTATGGTGTTGCTATTGGGTATAGTGCCATTGTAGAATTTACAGGTTCAATTGCTATTGGTCATGGAGCCATTGTAGATGATGACCGTGGAATTGTAATTGGGTATAATGCTTTTATTGGTAATTCTGCTGGGGGTGAAGATTCAGTTGTAATAGGATATGAAGCCTACGCAGTTGGTGCTGACCATCAAACTGTTATTGGTGCAAGTGCTTATTCAGAATACAGGAACGCAGTTGTAATAGGTGAAAGTTCATATACAACAGGAAGTGATGCAACTATAATTGGAAGAAATTCATTTGGAAGTGGAATTATAGTTGGTGAAGGAACTGATGCAGGAAATGCCATTGCAATTGGAAATTCCATAACAACAACTTCCGGCAATACAATTATAATTGGAAACAACGCACAGGCGGTTGGTGGTGATGTAGTTGTAATTGGAAATTCAGCAGTATCAGATAATGATTCAGTTGTAATTGGGGCTGGTGCTGATGGAAACACAAATGCCTCTTGCGTTATAATTGGAAGGTCAGCAGAAGGAACAGGTGGAAGGGCAATTACATTTGGAAGAAATTCAGAAGCAACTGCCAATTCTGTAAACGTTGGTGGTTACAATACCATGACCGGAATAGATGCAGTTGGTATTGGTGATGGAACTGTAATTGCTCACAATTCAAGTATTGCAATCGGAAGGTCAGCGACCACCACCCAGGCAAATGAAATGATGATTGGTTCTTCAGGTTATGAAATTGACCATTTGCAGTTTGTAGTGTCTGGAGATTATTTGACCATTGACACTCCGGCATATTTTGATACTGTAGCGTTGTATGTGGGAAATAATCCAACGGCTTGGAGAGATTTTCCTGACCAGATTTTTAAAACATATTTTTCAGGGAGTTGGTCTGATACCGGGGGTGCGATTTATCCTCATGATTATGAATTTATAGTTACAGGGGGAACCCACACTTCAGGTTCATACCTTACAGGTGTAAGAATACAAACAAAACTTACAGATAGTGGGGCTGTGGGAGCAAATGCTTTTGCTTCTTGCACGGGTTTGTACAATACCACTCTTATTGAAAACGGAGAATTAAGAGCAGGCAATGACCTCATAGGCTTTCGCAATTATACTGTTTCTCAAAATATGGATGTGGGTGGTGATATACTTGGTTTGTGGAATTATGCTTATGCTTTTTCGGGAACATTGGATGGTGATTTAATAGTTTCAAAAATAACCGGGCAAATGGGAACGGGTTTGACACGGGCATCTACATCGCTTGCTTACTTGCTTTATATTGAAAAATTGGGAACACCTGATTTTGATTATGCGATTTACCAAAAGGATGACATACCAAACTTCTTTGGTGGTGATGTTGAGCATCAGGGTGATGTAACCTTTACTGATGATGGAAAGATTGAGTGGACTAAAATCCAAGCTGATTCGGTTACACTTAATGATGGAACATCTTCAGATGCCGTTGCAGATTTGAGAACGGCTAATGATGGAAATACTTACCAAGTGAATGAAGCGGCAGGAACACCGGGAATTCAGTTGATTGTAGATTTTATTAATGTGGACAATTTTAACTTTGTTCGGGTTCTTGGAACGTATGATGGTTCAGCAACCCATAACGTTGATATTGAAATTTATAATTGGACAACTGATGCTTGGGACAAAATAGATTGTATGCAATCCGGGGAAAGCAATTCAGGGGCATCCTTTGGAAACCACGATTGCTTTGCCAGTGCGGACACGTCTGATTATATCGGAGTTGATAGTTCAGAGGAAGGTGACGTGAGAATAAGATTCAATCACCCAATTGCTGGGAATGCGGCACATGATTTATATTTGAATGAAGTTTCACTTTATCAATAGGAGAAATTAAATGTCTGAATCCGTTTTTGAGTTTGAAGAAAGTATCAAGAGACCAGTTATTGCAAAGGGCATACAGGTCAGTGAAGAGATGGTTGTTGGGCTCCTGACAACAGCCGGGAAAAAGGCAACTCTTGAAAAGGAAGAAATTGCCGATGAACTCGCTGATTTGAAAAGTGTTTATAACAGGCTTATGGTCAAGTTGATTAAAAAGGCTGACCCTGAATCAACTATTACAGTTGAATCAGCATCGGCAGAATTGGAAACAAAACTTGCCCCTGAAGAGCCTGAATAATAGAATTGTTGAAAAAGGAGAATGAACGTGGCTGACAAGAAAGAGAAAGTGGAAAAGAAAAAACGCAGAATCAGAGGTGATGCTTTTTGGAAGCTGAAAAGTTTTGAAAAGAAAATCCGCAAGTGGCAGGAGGAACTGTCCGAATGGGAAGAAAAGAAATGTGAAGAGTTGGGACTGTACCCGGACCAAATCAATTGGGTGACCGGAGTCATTGTTGACCCCAAAGCCGAAATCAAGGATGGTGTGGTTGTAAATGGTCACATCATTGATAGGCTTCCACATGAGGTGCTCCGGGAGCATAAAGCGAAAGCCAATGACTTGAAAAAGATTGATAAAGAAATGGTTGACTTCCGGGACAAACTTTGCAAACAGCTTAATGTATGGCCAGATATGATTGACCTTCAGAGTGGCGTCATTTCTGATGATGACTATGAAGGTGTTGACCCGGATGAAGAGCCTGAATCAGAACCTGAAGATGAAAAGGAACAGGAATAAAAATGGAAACATCCTATTCATATGAACTTCTTGGAACAACTGCATACGCTTATGTTACAGTTGTAGATGCATCGTATGCAAGACAAACAGGGCATGTGATAGGAGATTTTACAATTGTGTTCTATGACCCGGATGGTACGGACATAACAGGTACAGTGACAATCACGATGGATGAATTTTACGATGGCTCAATTGCTACCGGGGCTTACAGATTTTCTGTTCCCATTCCTTCCACCGGGGATGAAGGTTCATACACGTTGGTTGTCACTGACCCGTTGAGCCGGAAGCGCACTTGTATTTTTCGGGCTTACAATCAGATTGAAGGCGATGTGGGTGACCAAAGTGCCCAACTTGAAATTATAATCCGGGAAATAGATGGCTCACCCGCAACCGGGGTTGTCATTGGGGATTTCTCTGAAGTGAGAGTGTATGACCCGGATATGGACGAAATTTCCGGGAGTGTAACACCGGGGCTGGTTGAATTGGAAGCCGGACAATATCTGTTTGAGTTTGAAATCCAAAGTGCGGATAATGAGGGTGACTATTTTGTTGACCTTATTCATCCCACATTAATCAAACAAGGAACCCAAGGCAGATGGAAGTACCAATTACCAATCCCGGCTAATGCACCGACAATTACAAACGGGGTGAATGATGGAACGGGAACAAGCGTAACATTGACGTATGTCGCAGACAATCCGTTGGACGTCATTTATACCTATTATCAAATCAGTGGAGGCACTTGGACTTTGTTTGGTACAACCCGGACTGGTTCAGGAGATATACAAATCACCGGACTGGGTGAAGGCTCATATAGTTTTTACGGGGTTGCATCCCGGTCAGGTTCACCTACATTAGACCAATCACCGCCTTCAAACGTATACAGCATAGTGGTGTCCTCTGATGTCCCGGGTGCAGCTGATGATAACGTACCTGTAGCGGTTCGTGCAATGCGTCAGAGGTGTGTATATTGGGCACCTTCAACGCTTGATGATTTCGGAAAGCCCACCTGGCATACTCCGGTTGAGATTGATTGTCGTTGGACCGATGAAATTGAAGAGTTCATAAACCCACTTGGGGAAAGGGAATTGTCCCGTGCCAAGTTGATTGTTGACCGGGATTTGGAAATCAAAGGAGTTGTATGGCTTGGGGAATTGGTAGATGTCGTTGACGCTATTGTTCCCAAGAACAATCCGAATGCGTGGGAAATCTTACAGACAAAGAAGACACCCAACTTTCGGGGAAATAAATATTTGAGGCAGGTATATCTGTAATGGCACAAGTTGTAAAAGTTATTGGAGCAAAACGAATAATGGCACGGCTTAAAAGAGCCCACGTCAAGATGGGTGACCAAGCCAGACGTGGTTTGATAAAAGCCGGGTTGTTCCTTTTGAGGGAAAGTAAAAAGATTGTTCCTATTGAAACTTCCAATCTCAAAAACTCCGGTCAGACAAAGGCTTTGGGGTGGGGGTGGAATTCATCTGTCGTTGTCTATTATACAGCTTCATACGCAGTGTACGTTCACGAGAGAACAGAGTTGAAGCACAAGAAAGGTAAGAGTGCCAAGTTTTTAGAAAAACCTGCGAGAATGTATCAAATTAGGATTGTAAGAATTATAGCCGGAGAGGTGGAACCATAATGGATTATTCCCCAGCATATATTATGGCTCAATTCCTTATTGGAGAAGGGCTTGTTGTTGACCCGCAAGACAGCGGTGACTGGCCAATATACGTTGGTATGTTACCGGATGACGATGTTGTCAAAGATGATGTCGTTGCTTGTGTTGATACTGACCCGTTGAAAGATGGAAGGATTTTTGAAACAGGTGAAAACATTTTTCATTACGGATTTCAGTTGCTTATTCGGGCAACTGCTTATAATACTTGCTATGCAAAGGCTCAGGAATTGGCTCTGAATTTGGAGACAATAAACCGGGACACAGTTGTTGTGTCCGGCACTACATATAGATTGGACAATGTTACCCAGACAACAGGGTTGTTGTTATTGGGGCAAGAGGATGGTTCAAAAAGGCGTGAATTATTTTCAGTCAATTTTCTTGTAACTTTAAAGGAGATATGAAATGGCAAGAATTGATGATGGTTTTAGTACAATTATTGAATTTGCAGAAGACAGTGATGTGCAGATGTGGGAAAAAGAAGTGACACCCCCCGGAATGTCCGGTGGCGGAGAAAATGACACCTCCACTATGCGTAACACTACATGGCGGACAAGGGCACCCAAGTCGCTGATAACTCTTTCTGAGAGTTCACTCAGCGTGGCTTATGACCCGGCTGTGTTTGACGAAATTGTAGCAATGCTGAATGTCAATCAGCTGGTTACAATCACTTTCCCGGATTCAAGCACGCTGGCGTTTTGGGGATGGATAGATGAGTTCACTCCGGGAGCAAACGTTGAAGGCGAACAGCCGACAGCGGATGTTACCATTATCCCATCCAACCAGAATGCTTCTGGTACTGAGGTTGCTCCGGTATATTCTCCGTGAGTTGTTTTGTTGTTGAGTGAAATTGTTTTAATTTTTTTGGGAAGGAATGAAAGATGGCTGATGAACTGAGATTGAAACTGAATCGGAAAGAGATACCCGTTGTGCTTGAAGATGAGAACGGACAGGAAAAGAAGTACACACTGAAAGAATTGTCCGGGGCTGAGCGCAATAAGTATCTCAACAAGATGACGAACAGAGTGAAGACTGACAGGTCAGGGAAAGCAATGGGGATAAAATCCTTTGATGGCTTTCAAGCTGACTTGCTGAAACTCTGTCTGTTTGATGATGAGGAAAATCCCGTCACTGAAGAAATGATTGAGGATTTGCCCGCATCCACTCAGCAGGAAATCTTTGAGTGTGCCCAGAAACTGTCTGGACTTGATATGACAGTGGATGAAGAAGAAAAAAACGAATAGAGGGTGAGAGGTTGGTCTGGTACAGACTGGCTTCTCACCTGTGTATGACTGTTCAAGAGGCACAGGCAAAAATAACTTCATCGGAGTTTTTGGAATGGGCTTGGTACTTGCATTGGAGAGATGTAGAAGAATTCAACCGCCAAGATTTTTATTTGGCGAACATTGCGGCATCGGTGGACCGGGGGAATGTAAAACACCCCCGGAAAATCAAGCTGGAAAATTACATCCTCAAATTTCACAATCGGTCAAGTCAAGATTCCAACGACCAAATGAGAAAGAGCAAACAACATTGGTTGAGCGTCACAGGTGTAATCGGAAACAAAAGGAATCAGAAGAAAAAGAAGTTGCCAATGCCATTTAAAAAGAAGGAGTGATATATGGGTCTGTGGAATCTGAGTCTTGGTAATTTAGAGATTCATTTGGACCTCAATGACAAGAAGTTCAAAAAGAAATTACGCAATGTTGACCATAACCTAAAAAACATTTCAAAGAATGCGAAAATGGTTGGCAAAGCGTTGACCAAATATGTCACTGTACCAGTTACAGCGGTTGCTGCAGCATCTGTAAAGGCTTTTGCGGATTTTGATAGTGCAATGACCCAATCTGTCGCCATAATGGGACAGAAGGGGGAACAGATGAGAAAGCAAATGGAGGATGTTGCAAAGGAAATATCCACCAACAGTATAAAATCCGCAACTGAACTCGCTGAATCTTATTTCTTCCTTGCGTCAGCCGGGTTCACCGTTGAACAATCAATGGCGGCACTCCCGGTTGTTACCAATTTCGCAACAGCTGGTATGTTTGATATGGCTCAAGCAACAGACTTGCTAACTGATGCGCAATCGGCTCTTGGACTGACTGTAGATGACTCCGTGAAGAACATGGAGAATATGAAACGTGTATCCGATGTATTGGTCAAGGCTAACACCTTGGCCAATGCAACGGTGGAACAGTTTTCTACTGCACTGACTTCCAAAGCAGGTACGGCTATGAAGTCATACAATATTGAATTGGAGGAAGGTGTTGCAGTCCTTGCGGCATACGCTGACCAAGGTATCAAAGCTGAACTTGCGGGAAATATGTTTGACCGAATGTTGAGGCTTTTGATTAAGAGTATCAATGAAAATAAACAGCAATGGGATGCGTGGGGAATAGCGACAACTGACGCACAAGGCAATCTGCTCCCATTGGCTGACATCATAGAAGGTTTGACCAACCATACGAAAAATATGGGTGCTGCACAGAAGGCTGCAGCGTTGGATATGTTAGGATTCCAAGCCCGGAGTCAGCAAGCCATTCTCCCGTTGCTTGGACTTCAAAACGAAATCCGAAATTACAATCATGAATTGGATGGGGCTTCAGGAACAACGGATGAAATTGCAAACAAGCAATTAAAATCTTTCAATGCCCAAATGAAAATACTTTGGAACAATATCAAAGTTGCGGGCATCGGGATTGGTTCAATATTAGAGCCATGGATACGCAAACTTGCTGATGCTTTAAAAGGAGCAGTGACTTGGTTCCGTACATTGAATGAAGGCACCCGGAAGTTTATTGTGTATACTGGTTTGTTCCTTGCGGCAATTGGACCTACACTTCTTGCTTTTGGCACCTTTGTTAATTTGATAAGGTTTGCAATTCGTGGACTTGGTCCTTTGATTTGGATGTGGAACACTTTTATAAAATTATTGGGAGTGTTTACAAAAGTTGCCAAGGTGGCTTTCAAGGTACTGATATGGGGCTTGAAGTCAATGGTCAAATTGCTTTGGGCAGGAATAAAAGCCTTGTTGCCATATCTCCCATTTATTGCAGTGTTCACCGCCATTGCTCTTTCGGTTTGGATGATTGTTGACGCATTCACTGCGGCTGACTTGGGGATACAAAATTGGTTCAGGAGTATGACTGTTGCTGGGACATCTGTTGGTGCTTGGTGGGATGCTCTTGGAACGTATATGTGGCAGGTATGGGACTATGTCGTAAACAAACTTGCTTTGGGTTGGAAAACCTATTGGTTTGCTGCAAGGGAATCAGGAAGGTTGGTATTGCGATTTTTTCTCAGAGTTGGAAAAGGTATTTCCGATTTCTTTTGGGCAGTGGTTCAAAAACTTGCACAGGGCTTTACAGCTATGATAAGGGATGTCACTGATGGATTGGTTAGTGTCAGTCTGTTGACCCGGAAAAAAAGGGGTGAAATAATTGCGGGTGCAATGAAGCTGGAACAAAAAGTTAGAAAGATGAGAAAGAACAGCAACCAAAATTACAATGCTGCACTTAAAAAGAGCCTTGGCAATTCAAAGAAGGATTGGGAAGGCTATTACAACAAGGTAGCAGAGTTGGACCAGAAGCATACAGAGAATACCAAGAAGTGGCAGGAGACCAGAAACAGAATATTTATGCAGGATGACCGGAAGCAAGCAGGACCACAAAAGCCGGAAGGTGGTGGATTTGATATAGCCGGATTGTTGGGTGGTTTTGATTATCAAAAAATGCTTGACGAAATAAAAGACAAATACAAAGACACTACTGCTTCAGTTTCAAATGACACTCAGATGTTGGCTGAGAAATTTCAAACACTTGCTCCTTCAATGACTGAATTTATACAGGGGACATTAGGACAGATATTTGAAATGGCAACTGACCCGGATGTTCAAGCAATGGGACAGGCGAATCAGCAAATGTTTAGCATCTTTGAAGCCCGGCTTGAAATGGTAAAAACCTATGGTGACCGCCATAAGGAAATATTGGAACAGATTGCGACAAGTTCACTTTCTGTTCAGGAAAAGCAAGCCGCAAAAGAGATGGCAATTGAAGACCACAAACGTGCTGTAATGTTATCCGGGGTTGCTTCCTTGCTCTCAGCCGGGTTGTCGTTGTTAGCCAGTGGAGGAAAAAAGCAGTTCAAACTTTATAAAGCCTTGGCCATCGCTGAAGCCGGGATTGCTACCTATTCAGCGTACAATAAAGCCCTTGCAGCACCCCCCGGACCACCTGCGACAATTCCGCTTGCGGCTTCAATCCTTGTTATGGGTCTTGCGAAAGTCAGACAGATTGCTATGATGCAACCTGGCACGGGTATTGGCGGTGGAGGTGGAGGTGGCGGAGCCACAACCAATTTCGGAGCACGCCCACCAGCAGGTGGATTGCTTGGACAGGATGAAGAAGAAAGAATGGACAAGCCTGATAAATATACTATCATTATTGAGAACATCCACGGCTCTGCTGATGAAGAGTTTGCTGATATGTTAGCCGAAAAAATTGCTGACAGAAGTGGCGATGGTCGTGAATTTGGTTTTGAAACTACAACCAGGTAAGGAATTGTTATGACATATGAACTTCCTTTTATTTTGTACGACAATATTTTAAACAGGTCAAATACTTCCATTACAGTCACTTCTGAAGCATCGGGATTTCCGAAAGAGAATTTGTATGACTGGAAAGATTGGACATATTGGAAAGCCTCAAGCACGGCTCAACAGGACATAGACATTGACAAAGGAACAACCGGGATTTCGGTTGACACGTTGGCTTTGCTTGGCCACAATATGGATTATGTAATGGCGAATGTTACTGTGTATGAGGATGACAACCCCGGATTTACTTCACCTACAACTTTGGGTTCTGACGCTTTTGCATACGATGGTCCATATTATATCAACTTGACTTCCGGTTCCCAGCGTTACAACCGAATCAGAATTGGTTCAGGTTCAGTTGCTCCGTTTATTGCGGTTGCTTACCTTGGAACGAAATTGGAATTGCCCGTTGGACCGGAGTTTTCATTTGACCCGGACAGACAGGATATCAAATCAGAAAAGTTCAACAGTTATTCCGGGAGAATGGTTTCATCTGCGGTGAAGTATGCGGAAAGAAGAATGAATGTGCCGTTCAGAAGGCTGAGCGAAACATTTATTGATTCCGATTTGAGACCATTTCTTGAAGACCATTACGGGGCAATGTTACCATTTTTCTTTGTACCTGACCCCGGACAGGTTTTTACTTCCGGTGGTGTTACCAAATTACATTACTTGACTGCCCCTGATAACCCAACAATTGAACTTCCGGTATATGAAGATGATATTGGCTTTCGGAATTGGACACTGATAGCAAACGGTGTTCGTCAAGACAAGTTCAGGTAAGGATGCCCGATGGCGTATGACGATGACAAGGGAAAAGTAGGACAAGAGTGGGTTTGGTACGTTGAGATTGAACCCCGTACCTGCGATGAGATATATGGAACGGCTCCATGTACTGCTTCCGGGGGACAATGCGGTTACAGTTGGGCAACTTGTGAAGATAGAAACAACTTTGACCTTACAACCCGGACATTTAAGTTTTCAAGCAAAAAGGGAATGCCCGTTTTCATTGGAACGGAAGTTATGCCCACGTTGTTATCTGTGGGTGATATTCCTACTGAAATCAACCCGGACAAATCTACAACGCTGAATGCCCGTGTTCAGTTGACGTTTGAAGATGTCGCAGACCCACCTCCAATGGACTCAGACAAAGGTGCGGGAAAGTTTTATGAATACCGGGATTCAACATTCTGGAGAATCTTCACCCGCATTTACCGGGAAAGTTACAAGTATTGTCAGATGAGGATTTATGAAGGGCTTGCCAGTTATACTTCCTTGAATGACTTCAGTCTCAAACGTGAGTTACTGGTCAACAATATAGAGTTTCAGAGCGATGGACGTGTCCGTGTTACGGGCACAGACAAAACCCGAACAACCAAGACAATTAAAATCCCGAATGCTATCAGTTCAACCAACGTACTGACCCAGCCCCTTACATCATCTTCATCTTTGGTCTACATTACAGATGGAAGCGAATTCAAACTGCTTGCTGATGGTGAACCATCTTACATAAAAGTTATTGATGATGCAAATGGCGATGAGTATGTACAATTTGTCGGTATAGATTCAACGCCAAATACCTTAACATTACCACTTGGGGCAGGTCGTGGATTTTTCGGAACAACGGAAGTGGACCACCCAGCAGGTTGTAAGGTTATTCAGGTTGCTCCATTTTGTGATGAAGCTGATACCGGGATTGCTTCAGATTCTGGTATGAATCCGGTTGATGCCATTAAACATATTTTGGAAGGTTGGGTTGGCATTGACCCATCTGACATTGATGACTATCAATTTGACGGTGAACGGGATGATTGGTATTCAGTTTGGAGAATCCGCAGAATAATAGAAAGCCCAATCAAAGCCGACAAATTGGTATCACAACTCAATCAAATTATGATGTCCAACGTTTGGCAGAATGAGGAACAGAAACTGACTTTCAAAGGATTGGTGCCAGTTGCTCCGGGGGCTACAAGGGTTGAGTTCAAAACTGATGAAAATGTTTTGGATGATTCTCTCAAGATAAACAACAAGACAGAAACAATGGTCAGCCGGGTCACAGTTCATTTTGCCCCGGATGATATTTGGGGAACCAAAGACCATACCGATGAAGATGAATTCAGTGAACATTTGATTTGGATAAATGCAGCGGCAGAAAATGCGAATGGTATGGGGAGTGACCCTGTTGAAATAGAATTTTTTGTTGATTGGGTTTATGCCATATCTGAAGCCAAGGGGTTTGCATCCCGGTACATTAGAAGGTTTTCACCTACAGCCCCTGCTGAAATAACCTTCCGGGTGTACAGAGCGGATTCAGATGTTGAGACAGCGGACATTATAGATTTTACAAGCCCGTTTTTCGTTGACGATGATGGCTCAGATGACACGGTGAATTTTCAGATACTTTCCAAAGCCGAAAATCAAAGTGGTGTTATTAAGATGAAAGCGTTGGAGACCAAATTTGCTTTGAAGTATGGCTTCATTGGTCCAAACACTTTACCTGATTGGGATTATTCCGCAATCACGGATGAAGAAAGGGCATATGCTTATATTGCAGCAGTTGATAGTAGTGGTGAGCCGTATATGAGTGACGGTGGACCAGTAACATATATTTGGTAGGAGTGGCTGACATGTTTCCAAATTTACCTTTGAACCCAAAGATGCAAAAGAGAATTGCGGAGATGGGTGACAGCGAATTTGAATTGAAGTTTAAAGAAGGCAAAGGCATTGACCAACCTTTCCTGACACGGGTGTTCTATAATTTGATAAAGGAGATGCCAATCAAAATGGAGTTTGTCCGGTTTGAGAGGGAAAAAGATTTCAGGAAAGCCAAACTGTGTCTTCATAACTGTGTTCAAAATCGCACCATCAGATACTTCATCAAATATCTCCCGAAAGAATTCAAACCATTCACCTTGAAAATTACTGTATGTCCGGAATGTGGGACACCGATTGCATATCGCTTTATTGTTTACCCCGGTGACCTTAAAAACTACCCAAAGATGAAGGACATAAACAAGTATAAAAATAGAATCATAACAGATGAAGAAAAGCAATTGCCAAGAGCAATTGAAACCCCTGAATACAGAATAGGAGTATAAAATGGCTGCACCAAGTAAACCATTTACAATAATCGCAGACAGTGCAATTGACGCTGATTCCCCCATCACTGCAGATTTGATGGAGGATTTCCGTGACAATGATATACATCTTGAAGAGTGGTTGGGGCTTTCCTATACTGCGGCACAAGACCACGACCATGATGGAACCAATTCAGCCCGAATAACTCTTTCAACTTATGTTGCCCAAGGAACAGTTACCACAAGTGCTGGTTGGAGTATTGCAACGGGTTCTTTGGGATTTGACCCTTATGCTATGGCTTTCCGTTGGGTTCATTTAGCGAGTGGTGTAATTGATGATGGATTATCTTTTTCTATGGGTACAGGTTCAAGTGACCAATATGGTACTGTTTTAGATTATCAATTCAGTGCTCCAAATCCACCTGTGCCACAACAATGGGGAGTTGATAATCACGTTTGCGGTTTACAAACAAGTGGGGTGGGTTATGTAGTGGTGACCGGATGGAATGAATATGCAGATGTTACGGCATGGGCTTCAAGTGGTGTTACTATTACAACTCAGACCGGAACTTGGGGTGGCTACACACTTTATTATGACCAAATGATATGGGGAGCGTAAAATGATTATTTATTATCAAAAAAGTACAAAAAAGATTTTGCGAGTTTTAAATGACAACGCAAAAAAACATCTTGACGATATTGAATTAAAAAAGGAATTGAATAATATATTTCCAGATATGGAAGATGATGTTGATGTTTCCAGATTCAAAGAAGATGTTCAAGCAAAATGTGGTGGAACGTGGGATGAAAAGAAAAAGGAAATGACATCACCCCCAATTGAACCAGAAATGGAATCCAGCCCAGAGGGAAAAAGAATGGTTGAACTCAAAGAAAAATTTGAAACACAAACTGCAACTCTGGCTGAAGTGCAGGAGTATTTATTTTTGAGGGACAAATAAGGGAAGGAACAAAATGGATATAGTGGCTGAATCTTTTTACAAAACATCGCACACCCCTTTGGTCATAGCGTATTATACGGTGGACACCCCATACCAACACGAAGCAGAGACACTGAAAGAATCTTTGGAGGGGCTGGACTATGGTTATTGGGTTGCTGGGGTTCCCAATTTGGGAAGTTGGCAAAAGAATACTCAGTACAAAGCCTTATTCATTCAATACGCTCTGGAAAGATTTTCCCCCAACCCTTTATTGTATTTAGACGTTGATGCGATAATGGTTGAACCCCCGGTATTGTTAAATGATTTGGAAGCCGATATTGCCGCTGTTCATTTCGCCAAGGGAAGGGAATTGTTGTCTGGCACGTTGTACTTGGGGAACACGATGGCTTGTCAACGGCTTGTTGACAAATGGATTCGGTTGAATGAAAAATATCCAGATACATTACCCAACGGAAGGGAAGCATGGGACCAACGAACATTGGAGATGGCAATACAAAGGATGACAATCAATTATGTAGAGTTGCCTCAATCCTATACTTGGATAACAGGACTGACTCAACGGAGATGTCCAGAAGAAAAAAGCCCGGTCATTATGCACACCAGAGGGGCAAAGCGTTTTAAGAATCTCATCAATGGTAAAAAAGGATATGCGAAATGAAACCGAATGTATGGGTTGTATGGCCAACTGTTCATTTAGAAAAGAGCCGGGAGATGATTGACACCTGGCACGCTTTCGGTTACAATGTTGCGGTGTTAGTCAACCCCCCGATGTCCAATGAGGATTTCCCTGAAGCCGAAATTGTTGTTGTTCAAAATGAGTGGATGGGATTTCCTACTGCTGCAAATATTCTTTGTCGCAGTGTTCCCGGAAACATCGTTGTTTGCGCAGGTGATGATTTATATCCTGACCCGAACAGTACAGCGGAACAGATTGGTGATATATTCCTCAGCCGATTTCCGAACACATTCGGAGTTATGCAACCGATTGGCGATGAATTCGGTTGGACACATAAGTGCGCAGTGAGCCCGTGGATTGGTCGTTCATTCATAGAAAGAGCATATGAAGGCAATGGTCCATACCGTGAAGAGTATTTTCATTATTTCTCTGACCAAGAGTTACAAGAGTATGCAATCAAGATGAACGCTTTCCAGCAGGTGGATTATTTGATTCAATACCACGACCACTGGCAACGGAAAGAAAAACCGGAAAGACCACCTCACCTAATCAAAGCGAAAAAATTATGGGTGAAGGACAAACGAATATTTGATGAGCGAAAAAAGAAAGGATGGCCAAATGGGACTGACTAAAAAATGGGACATAGAACGGACATGGGGCTCACATCAAGCCCTTCTCAAAGCCGTGTTAGAAGTTTTGAAACCGGAAACAATTGTTGAGTGCGGCTGTGGGAATTATTCTACACCTCATTTAAGGTCAGCGAAACATTTGACAACCATAGAGCATGACCCCCGGTGGGCAACCGAAATCCGCCACCATTATTCTCCGGGTGTATCACACCAGTGGCTTGTTCAGCAGTTCCAAGCCAAAAATCAAACCAGGATTTCGGAATTGCCACCGGGGGAATTTGACGCCATGAATGCGTATTATGAATTCATTGCAAAAGGATTGGGACATCATAACCTTCTTTTTGTAGACACCTTTACAGCGTGTCGTGTTCCGGCTGTCCTTCATTTAGGAGATTTGGCGGAACAAATTATCATTCACGACCTTGAACCACCCGGTCCAGAGGTATATGAATGGGAGCGTTTGGATGATTTTTTATCACAGTGGAAAGGTTACATTCACAAGCCACTCGGATATGTAGGGAATGGTCATCAAATCCCGTGGACAGGATTGTACTCAAAAACTCCCTTGCCTCTGGACCAACTTAATGAAGCAATGAAGCCTGAATCGGAAAGGCTTTGGAATGACTTCACTCCATTGGAGGAAATAAAAAAATGATTGATGTTGTAGCCGGATATGCCCGTGGATATAACGCTGAGCAAATCAGACCATTTCTCAAATCACTCCGCAACTCCGGGTTTGATGGGCGCATTTTACTATTCGCCAACGGTGGTGCGGCAGAGGAAGCCAAGAAGTGGGATGTTGATTTGAGAGCGGTTCCCAAGCCAAGAATCAAAGTGCACTCTGCCCGGTTTGTTTGTATTGAGGAAGCACTCCGGGATATACCCTGTGAAGGCATATTCTTGACCGATACCAGAGACGTTGTATTTCAGAAAAATCCGGGTGAATATCTGCCCCCGGAAGGCTTAAACGTATATCTGGAAGACCAGAGCATGTCTATAGGGACATGCCCCTACAATTCTCTCTGGATTTCACTGGGTTATACGGGGAAAGTATTGGAAAAATTATCAAACAGCTTTATATCATGCGTAGGATGTTCCTGCGGTGACCGGGATTCGGTGTTATTTTACCTCAAAAGGCTTGTAGAGGAAGTTCAGCGGATTCAACCCCGGACTGACAAGCCTCAGGACCAAGCCGCACACAACTATTTAATCCGGGAAGAATTGGATTGCCGGGTATGGGATAATGAAGAGGGTGAAGTGTACACTGTCGGTTACATTCACAGGGGGCACGTGAAGATAAAAGACAACAAGATAATAAATATGGATGGCGACATTCCTGCGGTAATACATCAGTGGGACAGACATAAGAATTTGGAAACATTAATCAAGGCGACACTATGAAAAATTTTATCAACAATCAACGACTGGCTGAACTTGCCGGAGTGACTTTCAAATCGGAAAGAATCCAAGAAGGACCAATTGTCTATTCCCGGACTCATACTGTGGTCAAACAATTCGGGATTTTGTCCCATTACCCGGAGTGCGTTTTGGTGACAAGTTTTTCGGATGCGGATTGTACTGACGAAATGGCTGAACAACTTCCTTCAAACGTCAAAATGTGGTTCAGTAATAATGTGGCCACGTCCAGCCCCCGTGTTACAGCGGTTCCAATCGGCTTGAGGACATCTCCTGATGGAGAAGAAAGAATGAGAAAGGCGATGGAGGTTGGGAGATTGCCTGAACGCAATTTAGTGTATATGAATTTCTGGAGAAAGATACCTCAACGCCACGACAGACCAGTCAACCCAAGAGCCGGATTGTATGAGATGTTTGAGAACAAAGAATGGGTTACAACTGAAGGTGGGTTTGACCACGTATCAATGAATCAATTTTACGAACAGATGTTGAGCCATCCTTTTATTTTGAGCCCACCGGGAGCAGGACCAGATTGTCACCGCCATTGGGAGTCAATTTTGTTAGGCTCTATTCCGATTGTATTGAAAAGCCCGGCAACCCGGTTGTTGGAAGGTTTGCCCTGTCTTCAAGTCAATCATTGGGGTGAAGTGACCCCGGAAAGATTGAAGATGGAATACCCGGAATTGAAGAAGTTATTTCACAGTCAGCGTATGGACATATGCTGGTTTGAGTTTTGGAAGGATTTGATATTGGAGACAGCAAGTGAAAGAGGGTGAAGGATGCGGACAGCACGGTGAAGATAGAATCTTGTATTGGCTATTCAAAGACCAAGATGAAGGCTTTGTAGTTGATGTTGGAGCCGCAGATGGGTTTTGGAATTCAAACTCAATTCGGTTATTGAACACCGGGGGCTGGGGTGGCATTTGTATTGAACCTGAGCCCACCCAATTTGAGAAGTTACAGGAGATGTACAAAGACAATCCTCAAGTCAGTTGTGTCAATTGCGCAATTGGGCTTACAGAAGGTGAAAAAACTTTCTATTGTTGCGAACAAGTTTCCACCTTCAAAGAGGAAGTGAAAATATCAGCTGAAGTAAATCACGGAGTGAGTTACACTGAAACAAAAGTATTCATGAGACCTTTGACTCAAGTGTTGAAGGAATATAATTGTCCACGTGAGATTGATTTTCTATCCATTGACGTTGAAGGAATGAATTATGAAGCGTGGCAAAGTTTGAATCTGTTTTCCTATACACCCAAGTTGGTTTGTATGGAAGGCAGTAAGTACCAGATGAATGGTTACAAAGAGTTTTGCAGGCTTGGAGGGAACACTTTTTATCTGAGGGAAGATTTATGCAAGATATTGTAATGTGCGGAATACCCCGGAGTGGGTCAACTGTTGTATGGCAAATATTGGATTCGGTGTTTCCAAAAATGAACATTCCGAAAACACATCCCATAGATTGGGAGCCAGATGGCTCAATGGTCATAGCATCTGTCCGTGAACCTCACGATGTTGCTGCATCCCTTTTGAGAGTCAGGATGAGCCGATACAGAGATGAAAGGGAAGTTGTTGACGATGATATTGTGACCGTTGTCAGGCGAACAATAATGAGTTTCAATCTGTTGGAAGAAATGCTTGTTGGTCCTCATGCTCCAATTCTCCGGTATGAAGAGTTTTATAATGACCACAGTCCAATTTATAAAATGATTGAAGATACATTTGGGATTATAACACCCCCGAATATTCAACACCGCATCAGCGGCAAATTCAGCGTTGAGCAAAATAAAAAAAGAGCCGATGTATTGGAAAGTTTTAATGAAGTGGACCGATATCAAGTTCACGGTGACCACATTGGTCAAGTTGTCCCCGGTTATTGGAAGGAATATATACCGGGAAGGTATTTGGAATGGGTGTGCGACAATTTGGATGAAATAGGAGTGAGGTGGGAATATGAGAATAAATAAAAAACAAAGATTTGTTTATGTGTCAACGCCAAAAGCCGGGACACATACCATTTACCGGATTCTGAACGAACATTTTTCAGATGGTTTATTGGAAGCCGGGTTTCACAACAATCGGATTGTAGACCACTATGACAAATACTTCCGTTGGACTGTTGTTCGCAATCCATTTACTCGTGCTTCAAGTATCTGGTACAGTGCTTGTCGGTTGGCTCATTTAGACCAATACAAATTCCGGGCTTTGAGCGGAGCCCAAAATGACTTTCCGAAATTTACAGAATGGATGTTAAGTGTTTCGGAAAATGAACGCCAAAAACAACCGCTGTTACAGAACCAAACCGAATGGTTGAACCCGGCTCAGCCTTTGCACATTGTTCATCTTGAACGGCTTGAGAAGGAATTGATACAACTCCCGTTTTGGAAGGATGGTATTGAAATAAGCAAACTCAATACAACAGCGGAAAAAATTGTTGCTCAAGCAGAGGTGGAAGGCGAACAAATTGAACGGCTTTCTTTGTTGGAGTTATACGCTGACCAGAAGACAATAGACAATATCATAAAATGGGCAGAACCGGATTTTGACAATTTTGGGTATGATGACGAATGGCTAAAAAAATAATCAGTATAAGTTTGTATGGCAATTCTCCCGTTTATTACAACGGGGCTTTATGCAATGCCCAATTGGCTCCTGAGATTTTTCCGGGGTGGACAATTCGGTATTATTGTGAGAAGGGAATTGTTGCAACTGAGTTGCGGAATTTGGGTTGTGAAATTGTTTTCAAACCCAAGAGCCGGATTCATTCAGGAATGTTTTGGAGATTTCTTGCCGCTTGGGACATTAAAGGTGAGCGTGTAATTTTTCGTGACTCTGATTCCCGGTTGAACGTGAAGGAAGCAGAAGCAGTGAAGGCTTGGGAACAATCCGGGTTGAACGCTCACGAAATGAAAGACCACCCCCACCACTCCCGGCTTCCAATGTCCGGTGGGATGTGGGGAATCAAATGCGGAGTTTTGCCCAAACATTTACACCGGGAAGTTTTAAGGCTTTGCCGGAGAAATCAACCACGTGTAAAAGATATGCGTTGGCTCAGGGACAAGGTTCATCCTTTGATAGAACATTCTCTGTTACGCCATTCATCCGTTGAGACTAAATGGCCAAGTGTTCCTTTTCCTGACCACCCGGCTATGGAAGGCTTTTGCGGACAACAGTATGATGAAAAGGGAAATGCAGTATGGCCAAATGTTTAGTAACAGGCTCAAGCGGATTTATAGCCGGACATTTAATTCAGGCTTTGCGGGAACAAGGTGATGTTGTCACGGGGGCTGATAAGAAAACCGGAATGGATTTGACTGACGGGGAATTGTGTTGTGAATTAGTTGACGGGATGGATGTGGTATATCACCTGGCATCGGAAACAAACCTGTCCACTTCATTTGAATTCCCGGAAAGGGCTTTGGGGGATGATTTACTGACAACGGTGAACCTTTTGGAGGCAAGCCGGGATTCCCGGTCAGATATCCGGTTCATATTCACTTCCTCTGCAGCTATATATGGGCATAGCCTGAGTCAAAAGATTTCTGAAGAGGAAGTGTTGGGTGACAACATCGTCTGTCCTTACGGGGTGAATAAGCGTGCCGCAGAAATCTATACCGGATTATACAGAAGGGTTCACGGGCTTTCTACAGTTTGTTTAAGGCTCTTCAACGTATATGGACCGGGACAAATGAACCTTCAAGCCGCAATTCCTTCCTTCACGCTCAGCATTCTCCGGGGCAACCGAATTCAAATCAACGGGGATGGAATGCAGAGCCGGGATTTTGTTCACGTGAAGGATGTCGTGAAGGCTCTTATGTTGATGGGAAAATCCCGACATACCGGAGTGTACAACGTTGGAACCGGGGTGTCACATACGCTCTTGAATTTGCTTCTGATGTTAGTGAACGTGTCTGGGAAGAAATTATTTGTAGACCACGTTCCTCAATTACAATATGACATTCGCCATAGTTGTGCGAACATCTCCCGGATTTTAAGATTGGGTTGGGAACCGGAATTGAGTTTGAAAGAAGGATTGAAAGACACAATTGAGTTTTACAAACAGGTGGGGGCTCAAGTGCCTTCCCGGAGTTCATCAGCCACGGCTCTAAAAAAGGCTTGAGCCCTCACCTATTTTATATTGACAATCTTTCCCATCTTGAGTTCATCCACGTGGGTGACCTGAATGAATTGTATCCCAAATTCCTCTGCTAACATTAGGAGCATTTCGGGGACACGTTCCAAATAGCCGTGAGCCTTGGATACGTTGCCAAAGGGTTGGTCAAGTATCTCCACCGGGGCTACAGGGTTGTTTGTTAGGAGCAGAGAGGACAAACGCAGAGCGAAGGCAACGACATCAACCACCCCACCCCCCACGTTTTTCCTCTCACGTCCATCTCGCATGAATATGAGTTCAGCTTCAGTCTTGCCCCGTTTGGAAACAAAACGGATTTTGAACTCATATGGATTATCAAATATTGTCTGTAGACATTTGTTGACAATATCAGAAATTTGTTTGTGCACTTGTTGTTGAATTTGCTCTGCCGCTTCTTGAGCAATTTCTTGGGCACGGAGAATGTCGTTCAACCGGGCTTTGACTTCTTTCAATTTCTCTTTCTCCGTGCCCCGGAGTTTTTTTGTATCCTGATATTTTTGACGCAGAGCGTTGACCCGGTTTTTCAATTCCTCTGTGTTCATTATTTCCAACTCACTTTCATAGTATCTTTTTCACCGCAATACGGACAGAACATAAACAGCTGGTACGCTTTCTTGTTACAAGCCGTGCAATGAATGTCTTTGTTCGTGAGCCCTTTGATTGCCCAACCAAGAGCAATTCCGATTATGAAAAAGGCTATTGTGTATCCCATATCAGTACCTCACAACTTCAGAAATCTGACCCACAGGAATGGTCCTGATTGGGTCATTGGATTTTTTGTTGGTGTATACTTTCACCAACACGGTGGTGCCTCTGACTTTGTCCTCAGCCTTTGCAAACTCACCGCTTTTTAATTTTAATCTTGAGCCTTCTTTTACCAGATGGTTTTGAACGCTTGATTTTGAATTTCTTTTTCCCATTGGCTTTCTCCTTTTTGGGTTTGTCTTTGTAAATGTCCTTTTGTTCTTTGAATTCTTTACTCCGGGTGGCAACCCATTTTCCGTTTGGGTGCTTTCTGCATCTGAATCTTGACCCGGTACAATCTTGAACTGTGATGCGGTTTTCTGAAGAGCGTTTTACAATCTCCCCATACCTCCAACCATCACAGTAGAAGTGAACGCAATTTTCCGGCTCAGCTTTTATCTTTTGCATTGCATTTCCTCTCATAGTCAGCGTCAGTCTTTTCTTTCATGCCAAGCCTTTCAGCAACGTAAAAACAGATGTCACATATCATTATGGTCGTGTTGCGTTCATATTCTCTTGCCAACTGTCTTTGTCGCTTGAGTGTCCTTTCAAAGTCAGCCATTGAATGAACGTCCATTTCTGTTAGATGCTTTTGCATCTTCTTTGTTAACTTCTTTTTAGCCAATTTGGTTCTCAACATAGCAATCTCCTTTTTTTATTATCTGTTTACACAGCGAAAAAAACGTCACGACCACGTTCACTTTTATGGAACCGATTTTTACACCACTTGTATAAATCCGTTTGAGTTGGTCCATCTTTTACCAAGATGCAATTGTTCAGCTTTTTTATCTGAGCCAATTCCGGGGCATCTTCATATTCCGAATTCATACAGTGGTCACCTTCAACGGTCAATTTGACATCTTTTCCAAGAAAGCAAAAATTGATAATCAACATACACATCTCCTTTATACAAGTTGGTCTTTTAAAAAACTGGAACCACAAACTTGACACCGATACAATCCAGCCATCCAATCACCCTTGGGAACCTTCCGAACATTCCCATAACAATGTGGACATCTGTTCTTTCTTATTTTCCTTTTTGGTTTCAATTTATTTCTCCTTTATTTGAATTCACTTCCCCAGCCCCACCGCAAGTCCAACAGGTCTCAGTATCTTCAGTGAAGCCATCCCCGTTCAAAAAACCTTTTCCACCGCATTCGTTACAAGGCTTCATCCGGGGTTCATCTACAATATGGTATCCCAATTCATACCAACATTCCTCACAGACACCCTTATCAACAACCACGTTTTTCTTTCCGCAGTTCTTACACGTTCCATATTTGAGTTTCAGTTTCATAGCAATCTCCTTTTTTAGTTTGCCCAAAGACAACAAGATTCCCCGTTGGTGGCTATGAGCCATTCATCATAGCCTTCATCCTTGTACCAAAGGGAAATAGTATACACTTTGCAATTCACGCCATTGCTGTAATCAAATTCCCCGGTGTAAGCCGTATTGTACGCAACCTCAACCGCCTTGATTGTATAGCCGGAAGTCAAACTCATCCCATACTTCTCCAAGCAACAACCGCACTCTTTCATTTGAGCCATTAGGAATTCAACCACCAATTTTTCTTCTTTGTCCATTTTCATCTCCTGCCCAAAAGTTTTTTACGTTGGTCACGAATATTCCGGGCTACAAAAAGCCGTGCCATATTCGTGTACATTCTTTCTCCGGTTGAGCGAATGGTGAGCACAGCAAAGTATTTGTACACACGTCCCACTGATGGCCAAAAGTCATTTACTGTCCGGTAGTATTTGATGTCGCACTCAGCCGTTTGGTAAGCAGTCCAAAACCACTTGCCATCAATCACTTCATCTTTTTTCATCATCCTTATCATTGTTCATCCTTTCAGTTTGGGGGAAACAGACAGGGGCACATTTTCTCCATCCATAACGCCACGCATAAACGCACCCATGTCCCCGTTTGAGGTTTTGGTCCTTACAGTTTTGATGTCGTGTTCTCGCTCAACGTACTCGCTCAACTCTTTTTCCTTGACCACCATAATAGCCTTACAACGCTCACCGTCAAGCTGGCTCAATTCTTCTTCAGGCTCTTCAACGACCAACTCCTGAGCCCTCTGCAGAAGCCTGTAACCAATCCCGTTACAATAACTATTCCGCTCACGAATGCTCGGCATGCGTGCGGCTTTCCCCATCGTCTGAATCGTGTCATAAAGAAATTTGAAGAGTTCAATTGCCGTGGCAACATCCGTTTTTGTTCCGCAGAAGTGCATCCGAAATTTCCATCCATACCCGGAACGGAAGTGCTTGGTGGAGCAGACACAGTCAATCGCTTTGCTGATGCTCCACATCCACTGATATGTCCGGGTGAATTCCATTCCCTGTTCCGTGGTCATGTCTCCGATTTCTTCTTGCAACTCTACATCGCTCATTTCCAGATTGTGTCTGCGGAGAAAAGCCTGAGCAAGCCTCATAGCGTTTTTCATTTCCCCTTCTTTGTCCGTTCCATTAGCCAGTGCGAGCAGTTTCTGAATTTTTTCAATCGCCTGTTCTCTTGAAATAGCCATTGCATTCTCCTTTTTGATTATTGTTTATGAAAAAGATTTTACGTGAGCGACAAAACGTTTCAGCGTATCAGCGTCCACATTCTCAGTCAGTACAGTTGCCTTGAATGTTTCGGCTTTGTCTCTGGTGACAGCCTTTACCAATCCACCTTCCCATTTATAAACAACCTTGATTCCATCTTCATGGGAATGGTATGAATATGAACTCCGGGTTTCATTTACCCCAACTTCAATCTCAACACCATCCACCTTCATATCCGTTTTCAGCCTTTCAATCAGGTTGTCTCTTTCTTCTTTCTTCTGTTTCTTTTCCTCTTCATATTCCTTCTGACGCTTTTTGGAATCAATATCCTCATCAACCAATTCTTTAAGTTTCTTGACAAGGCTTTTTATCTTTTTGTAATTGCGTCTTTTGTAATTGGTTATACTATTGTCCATCGTGTAGCGCATATCTTTGCAACCATACCTTGTACCAGAAACGTTCCCATAGGATACAGATACTTCATAGCCGTTGTAGTGTACTATTGCAAGCACACTCCAAATATTTTTTTCCACATATTCTTTTTCGGTTACAAAAGTCACTTCCAGGTCATAGTCATCCTTCAGTTCTTTCTTGAAACCGTGAACCCAACTTTCCTTCCATTCTTTTTTCTTTTCGGCTATTCTTTCCGCTTCCACTTCTGCCTTCCATTCAGTTCTGAGCGTATGATACTCAGCGATGATATCCGAATAGTCCACTTCAATATCCAGCTCAGCGAAAGTTTCAGCAATTCCCCGTGTTATTGGCATTATATCTGTTTTGTAATCATTGTCACTATCCCTGCTGTAATCTTTTTTGTAATCAATTTCAATTTCGTACACTTTGTTTTTAACCTTCACTGAGACATTCATAGTCCAATAACTGGTAGAACCTTTTACAAAATCATTTACTCTTTCGGCTTTGATAGTTTCCATTGCATTCTCCTTTTTGTTTACAGTAGTGGTTTCAGTTACATTGTTTGTGTTCGTGTTACTCATTTTCAAATCTCCTTTAATTTTTGTTCAGGTAAAAATCGGCACACCGGGCTTTAACAAAGCCTTCAGCATCAAGCACTTCAATACTGATTCCCCGGTAGTCACCATCCACATAACAGTTGATACTTCCCAATTCTTTTTCCCAGCCAAGAAGGATTCCCCCGAAATTGTCTTCAAGAGTATTCCAGTGACCATTCTTGTTCACTTGCACAATCCGGTAAAAACAACCCGGATATGCGTTCACAATTTCGGTCAGCACTTCTGCGGCTGTCTTTCTTTTCTCAAGTCTAATCTCTTCACACACGGCAATAATTTCTTTCGCTACACTCATTGCATTCTCCTTTTTTTAAAAATGAATTATTTGTTTTCTTTTTTTTCTTTTTTCGTACAGATTGCGGCAAGTTTCAATTTTGGTCTTGGTATAACCGAATCATTAGAACATTCAATCCGGGTTGCCGGGATTTTTGCTTTGGTCCTGACGCCATAATCCGGGTGACCTGGTCCGGGGATGATACTGAGTTTTTCTTCCGGCTTTTTAGATTCATAGCCTTCCACTACAATCTCCGGTCCATCATAGTGGATGGTCTCAAACCAACCACCCCCGGTTGCCCCGTGGTGTTTGACTGAAAAGCCTTCTTCATCTTCCAAGAAGGAAGCCACTTCATGCGCACGCATTCCCTTCCAGCCCCGTGCCCTCAGTTCCTTGGCCATGTCAGTCTTGGAACAACCCTTTACATTCCAGCAACGCATCTGAGCAATCTCACTTGCATCTTTTAAAAACCGGGGTTTGAGGTGTTCATATTCTTCCCAATTCAACATACATGGTTCCATTTAATTTCCTTTCACAATAAATTTTTTAACAAAAGCGATTTCAGTTTCAGTCATCCTGTCCGGATGGTAAATAATTTTGTAGGTTCCATTTTCAATCCCACGCTTAAAAATTCTGACGCTGGTACAAGTCATTCTGAGATTGTTTTTTCCGCTTCCACCTTTTGAAACATTCCCGGTATACCAACTGACCCGTTTGTCAGTCACTTTGGCCAGCTCAAATATCTTGCCAGTGGGCGTGTACATAACTTTGATTCCGGCTTTCAATTCAAATTCATTCATCGTTTGCTCCCGCATAAAAGGAAATAGAAAATAGAAAATAAGAAACTTAATAAACTATTAGTATCATAACAGCAATAATTAAGAAGTCAAAATCAAAATCAAAAAAATTTCAAAAACTTGCAAAAAAATTTACATGTGTAAATGCAAGTATGCCCCCCTGAGTGTTTTGATATCAATATGGAATCTGTGTTTTCGCATTGCAAAAAAACTTTGCAAGTTTTTGCAATCGTGACATGTAATTTTTAAAAAGTTAACAAAGAATTGCAACTTTCCTGCAGTCTAAAAAAGTGTGTTTTTTACACACAGATTACAGCAATTTTTCTTCCCATTTTTCAAGGAAGTTTTCAAGCAACTCGCTGTACTCTTTTTCAAGAGTTTTCAATTCAGTTTTCTTTCGCTTGAGTACACTCTTGGCTTGCTTGAGAGTGGTACAACTGTATTGTTCCTTGAGCGTTGTTAACAATTGGGCAACCCTTCCTTTGGCTTGTTCCTTTTTCATCTCCAATTGTTTGACTTGCTCTTGTAATTCAGCAATGGTTTTTAAATCAGCCACGGTCAAGTGCCTCCATTAAATGTTTCCTCACCGGGTTCTTTACTGAATACCGGGTCATCAAGAATTCAACGGCTTCAGCGTAATCAAATTCACGGGCTTGCGCTTCTTTTAAGCCGTGCATAAGGTCAGCCAAATCCTCAGTACTCTTTCTCAACACGCCAACGTTGAAGTCATCGTTGGTTGAAGTGAACCTTTCGTTTTTGGTACTGACATTGTGTGTTAGGATTTGCCCGGATTCGCACAACAGACCAATCCGGGGCATATACTCTTTCTCATCTTGTTTTCTTCTCATCAGTGTTCCGCAGTTCCACGTTGGCACTCCGTTGAGGTTTGTTTTAAAGCCCTTGTGGTTGTCCCCAAATACAACTGCGTGATATCCTTCAGCCAACTCCTTGTATTGATTCATATGGTGGCTCTTGGGGGCTTTGGGATGGGTGTGTCCTTTGCGCCAGAAATAATCGTGGACAATGGCCACGTGATGCTTTCCTTTGATTGGTTTTTCAACCGGGCTTAATTTCTTGCCCCACGGAAAGCCGTGAAGCACAATGTCGTTTTTTACCATTACAGGCTCATCCGTAATGACCGGAATAATACGGTCAGCAAGACACATCGTCCAAAAAGCCGATTTCTCAATCAGTTCAATATTGTGTAGCGGCAAATCATGTTGTCCGGGAACAGCGTACATTTCCGGGAGGTATTGAAGAGCGAAATTAACCAGCACAGGCTCAGCCTTCCAATGGTCAAATATATCACCAGCACAGAGGATGGGAGCATCATAATGGTTAGACAACTTGGCTAAATCATTCAACGGCTTTTTCATAGCCCAATACCAACCCTTGTATTTGTCCTCATCCCTTCTTGCTCTGGGTGGGTGAGGACTGAGGTGTATGTCTGCGCAAAGTATTGCTATGACTTTGTCAGTGCACTCCCGCAAAGGGGGCACGCTTTCCCCATTAGCCTTTTTAATTCTCTTTTTAGGCTTTTGATTTTTTCTTCCCTTGGGCATTTTTCTTCCTTCTCAATCTCCAATTGTTTTATGATTGGTAATAATTCGTTACACTCCCGGTGGTTCTCATCTCGCTTTCGGTTCAGTGTTAACAGCGGTTCCAAATTGGGCATTTCGGCATCGGCTATTGCGGTGCTCTTTTCCAGGTTAGATAAAAGCCGGACAAACGTATCCACCTCACGGCTCAGTTTTAAGTATTCATCGGCTATTTCCGCAACTTTCTCGCCATCAGAATGAGCCCCTCTCAGGCTTTTATATCTCGCTGTATACCTTTCTACATCCGATATGTCTGCTTTGAGAGCGGTGTAATACTCCTGAGCCTCAATCAACTCCGATTCAACCCTTTCAACTTCATCGTATTCACCGAACATCGGTTTGGCAAAGGACAGGTGACCCAATTCCGCTTCTATTCCTTCCAACCGCTCTTCAGACACCTTGACTTCCGCTTTCCCATTACGCACTTTCCCGGAAAGCCGGGACAGGGTGGTGTCTATTATTTCCAAGTCAACAACTTGGTTCAATTGCTTACTCACCTCAGCCGGGGAAATCATAAACCAATACGGGGCATCAAACTGAAATTGGAAGTTCAACTCCTGCATATTAAGAAATTGTTGTACTTCCTCTGGCACGTTTGTTCCAAAGGCTTCAAAGGTCTGCCCGTTGATTTTGTATTGGTTTATTCCCTTTCCTTTTTTCCGGGTCACAGTTCCTTTTTCGGTTCTGATTCCTACCATCGCAACCTTGTCCGGATTCCGAATGTAAGAGTCACCCAGAGGTCTGTTCATCACCAGCCATTTGATAGCCCGGATGATTGAACTCTTTCCTGCGTCTGTTGCCCCGGTAAATGTCGTGATATGCTTGTCAAGTTTTGTTCTGAACCTTTCGTGGGCTTCAAAGTTTTTGATTATCAATTCTTTAATCAACCCAATTCCCTTCTGCCATATTCCGCTATACAAAGAGCGTCAGCCATTCCATCGGATTCCTTCCTGCTCCGAATGGTAGGAAGTAAATTGATTTTTGGCCAAATCCTTTTGGCGGCAATAATACTCGCTTCTTTTGACTTGGGCATATCCTTACACATTACCTTTTTCCACGTCTGAGGTCTGACCAATGTATAAGGCAAACCAAGAGCCGAACAAATCCCAATCAGGATTCCAAAGCCCATTCCGAAATTAAATGTGCTTGTTACTCCCTGACCGGGCATTGCTGATACCTTCTCAATGAACACGTGTCCAACCTTCCATTTCTTTAACAGTTCGCAAACTTCCCGGTCATCATATCCTTTTTTGGACTTGGTGAGTTTGAGAGTGGGCATTGGATACACTTTCGCTTTCTTCCCGTTAACAAAGGCAACTGCTCCTTTTAAGCCAACATCTATTCCTGCTACAATCATTTCTTTTTCCTCAATTTGATTTTGCCTTTGAAATTTCCTCTGAAGAATTTTATCCATTGTTCCCGTTTGGCTGGCTTCAGATATGTAAGGATGTTATAGTGTTCCGCAAATTTGAAGAACAGTTTGCTCTTGTATTCGGGTTCTTTTATTTCTACTGACTTTGTCTTATGGTGAGGCAGTATGACTAATTTTTCCCATTTCTTTATTTCCTCTTGACTGTTGTCAATTGTTTCTTTCCTCTTGGGTGTAACTGTTTCCCCGGTGATATACTTCAGTGCGGTTTTCTCTCCAATACCCGGCAAGCCGGGAACACCGTCAGAGGAACAACCAGCAAGAGATTTTACCTGCCCCCATTGGTCCGGGTGAATGCCATATTTCTCTTGAAAGGCATTCTCATCCATTAGCAGTTCCCTGCCTGGGTCATACCATTTGACATAGGGGCTGATACATTGGTACAAATCTCCATCAGCGGTAATGATGACTGCTTCCTCTTTTCTCTCTGTAAGTATATTTGCAGCATCGGCAATCAGGTCATCGGATTCCAAACCAACTTGTTTGTAAACCGGGATGCCCAACTTGGGAAGTATCTTGTCACGGAGTTTGTTCACCTGCTGATACATTATCCTGATTTGTTCTTGTTCTTCCGGGGTGCGGTTTTCTTTCCGCTTCTTTTTGTAATCCGGGAAAGCCCGTTGTCTGTAACTCTTTTTGGAGTCAGTGAAGATGAGGATTTTATTGCTACACACAGGGGGGTTCTTACATGTGGCAAGGAGTTGTTCAAAAAAGCCGTACATAACTCCGGTTGGAATGTCTTCATACTCCAAATCTGACATTGCGTATCTTGCCCGGTGAGCCAAATAACTGAGGTCAATCAAAACCCATTTCATTAAAATTTTTCCTTATATTCTTTATGTTCCAAAATGTAAATTAAATATTGGTGCATACAGAACATGCAAGTGTTTACCACCTTGCGCAATTCTTTATTTCTTATTTTTGAATCAATTCCTGACCCACCTTTGTTCACCCAAAATATTGGGTCAATAAAATAAGGTGGATGTTGAAAGTCAGGTTTATGAAAATGGCACAGAGTTTTTATTGGATAAATTTTTGGAGGGATGTTATATGTTTGTATTCCTTTTTCTTTTATCCACTTCAATCTTTTTTTCCATTTTCTATATGAATACAATTCGGGGGTTTTTCTTATTTTTCCATCTTTTGTTTTTCCTTGTTTTTTTGCTTCCGTTTTATAATAAGCAAGTATTTGTTTTGCATCTTCATATGATACTCTTGTCCAACCATAACAAGTGCCGTCATATGACACAGGTAATTTGTCCATATGTATCATTGGTATCTTCCTTTGCGTCCAAGGTCATACGCTTGTCTGATTTCTTTCCAACATCTCCCGGCTATGACCTGAAGTTTTTTATACAATCTTTTTTCCTCAATATGTTTAATGAGTTTGTCTCTGGTACATACAATTTCAAAGTCATCGGCATCTATTTTTTGCCCGGTTTTTGACCAATACTTTTCATCAACAAGGTAATCAACAATGGAGCCGATGTCATCAATACCATAGGTTGGATAGATGTCCATATTGGCTTGATGTAATTCTCCGGTTGTCCGGTTCTTTTTTACCTTCAGCATGGCGTGAATACCAATCTGTCGCTTTTTCCCCTTGATGTTCTTTTTGATTCCCCCGGCTACACTTGACCAGATTTCAATGGTGGCGTAAAATCGGAGTGAGTGTCCCCCGGCTCTTGATTTCTTTTCAAACCCGAAACCAAGGTTGTCTCTGGTTTGGGAAATAATAATGAGGATTGACCCGGTGTCCCTCAGCCCCTTCAAAACCTTTCTGATTCCCTCTGAATTCTTTTTCGCTTTCCCGTCACCATAACTTCCGGGTGCTTTGGTTCCTTTGCGGTGGGCATCTTTATGCTCTTCAAACTTCTCAACTTCAGCAACGCTTGACAGACTGTCCATACTGTCCAAAACGTATATGAACGGCTTTCCGTTTTTGACAGCATCGTCCAAGTGGTAATAAAATTCCTCAATGGAGAATGAAGGCTCATCTCCCGGTAGTTCAACCTTGTCGGCAACTTCCTTATTGAACAACCCTTCCAAATCAATATTCATACCATCTTCCACGTTGTCGTATATGAGCCTGTAATCCCGGAATTCAGGATGGCGCAAGGCTTCAGCAAAGCAGGTCATGGACAGAAAGGTTTTGCCACTCGCTGAATCCCCAACCAAATAATAATACTTCCCTTTTGTAAATGCTCCGAATGGGTTATTGGTACACGCCAGATTCAAGAGCGTTGAACCTGATGAGAGTATGTTTTCTGTTTTGACTTTTTCCTTTTTCTTTTTCGGCTCTTTGTTCGCTTTCTTCTTTACTTGTCCAGCGATTTTTTTCAACTTGCTCATTTTGATTCCTTAAAAAAATGGGGGTGGGTTGCCCCACCCCCGTGGGGTCAATTATTCATCGTCATCGTCCCAGTCATCATCGTCATCGTCATCATCGTCCCAATCATCATCATCGTCTGCATCGTCTGTTTCTTCCTCTGCATCGTCTGCATCGTCTGCATCGTCTGCATCGTCTGCATCATCATCGTCATCGTCCCAGTCATCATCGTCATCAGTGTCACCCTCTTCATCACCATCCTCATACCAGTCATCTTCATCTTCATCGCTGTCATCTTCCTCTTCAGGCTCAGGATGGTATCCAGTTCCTTTGCAAGGTGTACACTTCTTTCCTTTTGAAGATTTCCCGGAACCAGAACAGGCTTTACATTCAAACATTCCTTCCGGGATTTCATCCTCATCATCGTCATCGTCCCAATCATCCTCATCCTCTTCAGGTTCGGCTTTGGGTTTTTTCTTTGCGGCTTTCTTCTTGGCTGGTTTTTTCTTGTCACCTTTCTTCCGGGGTTTGGGTTTGGGTTCTTCATCCTCATCCCCTTCATCCTCTGGCTCTTCACCTTCAAGGAACATCGCTTTGATTTTCTCCGATGGAAGGACATTGAGCACTGTATCAAGGTCAACAACCTTTTCAAGTATCTCATCTTCATCCATCTCATCACGTTCCTTGAATTCCATTTTCGTTGCCTGAAGATATTTGTTGCCAGCGAAAGTTGCTTCACTGAATCTCACCCGAATAGTTCTGCCACCTTCATCACACTGATAAAAGTCAAGGTGTTCTTCATTTTCTTCCTCTTGCAATTCCGCTTTCAGCACCCGGTCAAACTTCCCGTATGAAAGAGCAAAGACAGCCACAGCATCTTCATCATCAGGATGTTTTATATTCATTAACGAAAACACCTGACCTTTGAGACTGTTTATTAAGTCCTCATTAGCATCTCTGTCTTCTTTCCTCAACCTGTCCACTTCATCACAGATGGCGCATTTTTTACCGATTGAACGGGGACAAACCACTGACTGTTCTTTGACTCCGATTGCGTGGTGAACCCTGAAGTTGGTTCTGAACCAGAGCACCCCGGCTTCAATGCCATCTTCCGGGTGGTTGTCCGTTGACACTTCGTAAGGAAGTATGTCAAGCATATACGTTCCTTTTTTATCTGGCAACCACCGCTCAACTCCTTGTGGCAGTGTAAACCAATCACCTCCACTGCCACCACTCGCCATTCTCTTTTTTGCATCCTCACGGGACACCCTTCTGCGTTTTGCTTTTTTACGTGCCATTTTTCTTCCTCTCTTTCCATTCTGAAATTGAACGCATCACCCCTCTTGTAATCACTCTCGCAGATATGTACAAGAATGCAAGGGCAATAAATCCTGTTACAACAATACCAATTAAGATTTTAAGATTTTCCACGGCTTTTCCTTTTGCGAGTTTTTGTTACCATTTTCTCATGTGTCTTCCTTCCTCTTTTTTGTTTAACTTTTTTCCATAATTCTTGAGGTGTATGGGGCACGCTTGGTCCTGAAAAATATTCACTCCCATGCAACTTCACCAACAACTCAATCATCCGCTTTTTTTGGTTCAACGCTTCTTGTGCGTGGTACATTAGGTCTGCTTCATTTTTAGCCTGTATCATTTTCTTATACACGGACTGATACCGGGGGTGAAGTTTGACCGCTTCACTCACAGCCCCTTCAGTCACCTTTGTCAACCCAAACGCTCTGGGCTTCAGTCGTGCCTTTTGAGCCAATTCGGATTCCGTAACATTCAGTTTCATTTTCATCATATCAAATTTTTCTCTGGCTTCTTTCGCAAGTGTACTGTATTTGAAATACAATTCCGGTTGACGCATTGCCTCAACATCTAAATTCATCACATCAATCTCTAAATCTTTTTCAAAGTCATTCATACCTTTATTATCCTTTTTTAGCCGTTGATTGCTTCATAGCAAGCACCAACCAATCCGGCTTTTTTGGAATCATAAAAGTGATTCTCAAAACAAGTCAGTACGTGGTACACGTGGTCATCCGCTTTCTTGGTGAGTATGGCTGTACAATAACCCAACACCGCCCATCGTATGGATTCCGGGTCACCTTTTATTTCCCGGAGTATTTTTGCAATCTTTGTCCACCCTTCCCTTTTAATCAAAGCCCGGCACAAATCTATTCCCTCCCGTTCATCTTCCTCTTGTGTTATCGCTTGAATACGCTCAGCCTCCGGGACATTTCTTATTTTATCCAATAGTACCAGGCATTTCCTTGCTGAGCCGTTAGACACATCAAATATCTGTTCTGCGCATTCCCGGTTTATGTCCAACTTTTCCCTCTTGCATACTCTCATTAGGAGTTTTTTCATCTCCGGTTCACCAAGGTATTCCACGGGCATTTCGCAACACCTTGTTCGGATTGTCTTCAGGAGTTTTTGCGGGTCAGTCGTACACAGGAAAAAGTAAACATGAGCCGGAGTGTCTTCAAAGATTTTTAATGCCGCATTTTGTCCTGCAGTAGTCATCATATGGAGTTCATCCATTAGCCACACTCTGCATTTCCCGGCAACCGGAGCCAACTGCATCGTGTTTCTTATTTCCCGGACAGTATCAATTCCACGAAAGTCAGAACAGTTCAACTCCACGAAATCTAAATCATTACACTCCAGCTCAGTTTTTAAAATCCGGGCAAGCGTTGTCTTGCCGCAACCCGATGGTCCATGGAACAAGATGGTGTGGGGCAATGTTCCCCGGTCAAGCATATTTTTTAGAGCCGCAATTGTTGATTTATTTCCAATAACAGTCTTCAAACTTTTTGGGCGGTATTTTTTATACAGTTCAGTCATTGTATTCCTCTTTCCAATATTTCAACTCAACAAATATCTGTCTTTCAAATCCCTGATTCTTGAACCAGAGATATGAGCCATTTTCTTTTACAGATTTGACCGGGATGTAATAGGTTGAGCCACCTTTTTCATTCAGGATTATATGACAGTCATCTGACAGAGCCTGAACAACCGAATCATTCAAGCCCCAACTGTTCGCTTTCCTCAACAGATGTTTGCTCTTGTCCCGTTTGATAACGAAATAAACTTTGTCAGAATACTTGACCAACTTTCCAATTGTTCGTTTTTTCCCGGTGTTGAGTTTTAAGATGACACTGAACTCCGGGGGGTTGCAAATTATTTTATTCCCAAACCCATCATCCCCGGAGATTGACTTGGCAACCAATTTTCTATTCATTTGGTATCTCCATTTCCTTTTTATCAAACCAACTGCCTCCAATTGGGCAAACTTCCGCTTCAACTTCCAGCGGCACATTTATCCACTTCCAACTCTTCATCAGTTGCTTTGTCATTACATTGTTGGCCAGAATTAAAAACTCATCCAATTCCTCTTCAGGAACATCAGCCAATATTGAGTCGTGAATCTGTCCCACAAGAAGTGTTTTCATTTTTCTCTTTTTCAACTCCTTGTTGAGCCGTATCAAGGACCAGAGCAAGCAATGGAACGCAGAGCCTTGCACTGGGTAATTTATTATTTCATTCCGCTTCATATAGCCTTGGCAAATAAATCCTGTCTTGGTCAGCATCCAGCCCCGGTCAATGTATTCATAGTACCATTTCTTTTTCCAATTGGCATACACCTTGAATCTTTCTTCCCAAAAGTTTTTCTCAACCTGCTGAATGTGTCGTTCAAAGGTTCCAATCCGGGGCTTTTCTTCCCAATCACAATCACCCAACTCTTTGATTCCTTTTTTCCTCAGATGACGTTTGAGCGGTGTTCCCCCTTCTGTCTTGAGTTTGGCAGTGCCGATTGCTTCCCAAAGGTTCTTGGCGCAGTCTACATACGCACTTCCGTAAAATTGAGGGAACACAAAGCAGTTCTTACCATAAAAGCGAATGTCCTTTGTCACTTGGTTTGGTCTGAGTTTGTAACACTCCACTGCCATATCCCGGTGCATATCTTTTTCCGGGTCACTGATGTACTCAATCATTCTTGGGTCGTGGTGGTAACAGGCGGCAACGCAAACCTCAATTCCCGAATAATCTATTTCAACAAGGTGGTTCCCTTTCCGGGCAATGAAGGCTTTCCGAATTAGTTCACCCAACTCCTTGTCACGCACCGGGATGTTCTGGAAATTAGGTGAGTCAGAAGATGAGCGGAATGTCTTGGTAATATTCAGATTGAAAAACGGATGCAGGAACCCATCAACAACTTCCTTCTCAATTCCTTTGAGGTATGTTGTCAGAGCCTTTTGGAGTTTTTTAATACGCAAATATGCCTCAACAAAAGGATGTTCAACCGTCATGAGAGATTTCTCATCAGTTTTATATTTCCCGGTTGGTGTTAGAGCCGGGGGTGTCAACTCCAATTCCTCAAACAGTACCTTTCCCAATTGGTCGTTGGAGTTGAAGTTGGTTTTGCTCTTGAAAACTTTCTTCCATACCTTTGAGACATCTCCACTTTCCAATTCGGATTGTAACTGTTTGATTTTCTTTTCCGTTTGGCCACGGGCTTTCTTCAAATACCCGGAGTCAATTTTGATTCCGTTGCCTTCAATTTCAGCAAGTGTAATTGCTCCGTTATGAAGCAATTTATACGCTTTCATTTTATATGGTATCATTTGAATTGTTTCCTTTGCTTTTTCGCTACAAGGTATTCCAACAGACTGTCCAACCCATTATACATTAGCAGTTCGTGCTTGTCAGCTTGTTCTATTCTATTAATGCCGTTTGAACTTCCGCTTTTCAGGTACGGGTAAATGGTTGAATCATAACTTGGAATGCCCAAGTGTACATAGGATTGGAATTTGATAGAAGTTATTTTGGACCTGTTATCAAGACAGTGGGCGGCAAGCATGGTATCCCATACCCACCCCCTCACTCCGTGTCCAAACATTGCACGTGACCAGCGTTCCTCAAACTTAATATTGGAGGCAACTTTTTTGAGCGTGGGTGTCTGGAGTATTCGGGAAAGCATTTTCATATTGCTTTCGTCAATCATCGTGGCAAACGTATCTTTTCCATTCAAGCAAAAAGAACAAGACACAATTTTATGTTCAGGTGTATCCGGCTTCAACCCGGTTGTTTCATAATCAAAAGCCAACACCCCTTTCTTCTTGAGCAACCCTTTCATTCGTTCACCACCCTTCCGGGTGTCTGTAATAATTTCCACTTTGCTTTTCAGTGACTCAAGTGAATGGCTGGTGACTTTTTTCCGTTCATATTGAAAAGCCCGTTTGAGGTGTTCTTTAAAAATCCTGACCAACTGTTGGTCTTCATTCATTCGTAAAATGTATGAAGGATGGAAAGTTGGACACAGCCAAGCGTTGTACTGCCCGGAAGGAATTGTCCAACCCACCCATCGGTTTATGGTTCCCAAATCTCTTTTCCACTCCTTGAACATCAATGATTCCAAGGCACTCTTGCCCATCACCACAATGACATTCGGCTTTATACGTGAAATAGATTTGAGCAAATTTGGTCTGCAACAGGATATCATGTATGGTTCTACTTTTGAATGTGGACGACAAATAACCGAATTGGTCGTGTAACAGTCGTCAATCTCAACATCAATGTCTTCCAACGCATCCCGGAGCAACTGCCCTGCCGGACCAATCAACTGCGTTCCTTGTCTGTCTTCCTCTTCACCGGGGGCTTCAGCGACAAACAACACTTTGCGGTTCCCAGCCCCCGTGACTTCCATCTTGGGACTGATACAATCCTTATACAGTCCACATTTACCGCATTGAGGCAATTTCGGGGTTTTGGTTTTGGTAGTCTGACCCTTAAAAAATCCCGGCACTTTTATTCTCCCAGACAAACAAGAAATTCAACATTGTCTTTTTTCATCTTCATCTTTTCCTGCGACACATACGCTTTATTTGTCTTGTTGAGCAAATCCTTGAAGAGCGAAAGCCCAACCATCAATTCCATATCATCCCCCTTGTACTTGACGGGTTGACGCTCTTCATACCACCCGGATTCCTTTTGGGTGCGTACTGTAATGGATTTCTTTGACAGTTTTATTTTTGACATCCGGGTACAATCATCCTTGGCCATAATCAAAGCCCGGTCCAAAACCTTTTCCATTTCTTCCGGGAGTTGTACAATGTTCGGTTTGTCCATATCTATTACACCGTCAATAAGAGCATCCTCATAATATTCTTCTTCAGTGCAACAGATGCCCAACTTGACTTCCTTGTTACCAATCCACAACCATCCCTTTGTAAGCGAAACAGAAGTGATATTGATACCAGACACGGCATTTATCGGTCCAGCAGGAACAAGAATCTTTTTGAGCCCGGTGTCAATTGTAACCCGGAGAAATCTGAGTTTGTCGGTGGCTTGGATTTTGTCCGGGGCAATCTGTACATGGCTCACTCTATAATCCTCATTGGACGATGAACAAACCTTTGCCGCCATTGAGAGTGCTTCCATCACCCCTTCTTTTATCTTTCCAAACTTCTTGGGAACAGGTATGTCCTCAATGGGCAGGAGTATTTCATTTTGGGTAGTCAGCCCGGCTCTTTTTTTCTTCCCTGCAACCATCAACTCATTCCCCTTGATTGTTAACTCTATTTCATCGTCAGGAAATTTCGCAATCAGGTTGATAAGGTCGTGAGCCGGGACAGCAAATTCTCCGGGTGACTCTTTCAGTACAGCGGTGGCAAGTATTTCACCATTGAAGGATGTCACCAACCCTTCCCGGAAAATGAAGCAGTTGGATTGCTCCAATACTTCCTGTCGGTGTGCTCCGCAAATAACAGTGTTCAGTACCTTTAAAAAATCCTGTCTGTTAACTTTCATTTCCAACTCCTGTAAAAATTCCTTTTATGTCAACTGGGTTTAATTTCTTCTTGAACCTGTACAATCCTTCTGAGCCCAAACTTCCACCGTCATTAACAAGTTTGTTTTGCTCTTGAACCCATTCAGATGTATAAAATTTCCAACGCAGAAATTCATTCAAGTACAATTCCCCGGAATCAAAACAAATCCGGTAGTTGATGTATTTCCAATTTGTATCGGCTATGTTCACCCCTTTCAATTCTCCATCCAAGAATAAACCAAACCGATTTTCCCCGAACAATACGAATGTGGCAAAGGTTTCAGGGTCAAATAAAGTTTTACCACAAGACCAATCTAACAACAAGGCACCAGCATCAGCAACATCGCTGTCTTCCAATTTCCGATATTCCCAAGACTTGTCTTGGTGCTTCCTGATATTCTTTCGGAACACTTTCCATTTTCCCCCGGACAAGTCCAAAAAGTTTTTTGGGTCATAGATGAATTCATAATCCCAAAACTCACCAACCTCTTCATTCTGAAATCCGGTCACGTTGTTGAAGGAATAAAATTGTTTGGAAGATGTACTGTAATACGGAAAGAACCAATTGTCAAATTCATCTTTGAATCCTTGTAACATTCCGTTACAATTGAGCCAACGCAATTGCGCCAACTCAATATATTCTTCACTCATCCAAAAGTTTGGGTTTTTTCCGCTTTGTTGGACCAGTGTCAGAAAATAGGTTGCGGGGTTCAACAGTGCTATCATCCTTTTTTCCTTTTGATTTTCCTTTTCCCTTTATTCGGTTTATCAGAGCCTTTGACACCCCTCCTGACTTTCTGCTTTTTCCTCCCATCGTCTTGTCCTTTCATTTCTTCATAGACACATTGACTGACAATGCCATCCATTTTAAGTTTTTTGGAAATGCTCTGGAAATAAATATAACCATTACCAGAGAAATAAAATTTGATTGTATCCACGAAAGAGAACAACGCTGTAAAGTCATTTGTCCTCATCGCCAGCACCGGGAAATCTCCGGTTGAATCCTTCTCAGCAAGCAATCCTTTTGCGGCTTTCTTTTCTATCTCAATCAACGCTCCTGAAAAGATATTCCGCTGAACCACTTTTAACTTTCCCCCGGTACAACTGAATTCAATATGTGACAGGTCATCTTCAAGAAGGCTGAGGATGGATGATTTTATTTGAACACAATTGATATCTTTTTCCATCTTGATGCCCTTCCAGATTTTCTCCGGGTTCTTGTTTTGAGTTGAGGGCACTTTACAACTCTTGGTGCGTTCATAATCCTCATTCCCTTGGATGAAACAAATTCTCCCGTCACGCTCTTCAAACTGTTTGCTGTCATAGTCGTTGGCGTAAAAACTGACTGGTTGTTTGAACTCTGTTTCGTATTGTCTTATTGGGAACCGGAGTATCACAGTCACGTCTTGATTCATAATGTGAATCATTTTCCCGGAACAATGAACAGTGTTCCTGAATCTCCCATCCTGCTGTAGTGCTACTGCGTGAGAGAAAATCGCTTCAATACGGTCATTTATTTTAGACATTCCAATAAATCCTTCCTAAAATCATATTCAAGATTTGACCCCCATACAATTCCATATTCATCATAGCCCATTGGCTGTAATCCTTTTGCCCAATAATGGGAATATGCGTCATTCCCTCGACAGTTCCAAAGCATATGTACTTCACTCTCAAGAGCCTTGGAAAGAAAGCCACCTTTTTTGTCAACCCATTTTTTGAAATGCTTCCAAGAGGTTGTCTTGCCTTTCTTTCCCCGGTTCGCAATCATTCGTGCGGCATAAACTGTACAGCCGTAATTGAAGCCATAATCTTTGAACACATCACCAACCTCACAACAAATGACGTCATCATTATCCGGGACATTCCCCATATCAAAAGAGGAACACTTGAATCCAAAATCCCGGAACATCTCCATAAACTTGCCCAAGAGTATAGAACCAAAGCCCTGACTCTCGCATCCAATGTGGAATATTCTATCCCAGTCATATCCATTGTTGATAAATGATTGGCGAATGCCTTGATTTTTAGCGGTGTAACTGTAGGTGTCAAACGTTATACTGCGGACACCTGCAGCCCAAACCTCTAACATATATTGGTGGACATAATCCTTTTGGTCGCAAATGAAGGGAAGGAATGGTTCAATGCGGGCAACAACTTTGATTCCGGCTTGGGACATACTGCGAATTGCCTCAAGCCTTTCTTCATATGAAGGTGCACCCGGCTCCAATAATTGTAGTACATCATTGTTTGAGGAGATTAGTGTGACGTGAACTGCCGTTCCAGCCGGGTTGTCCGACAGTGCTCGCAAATAGTCATCCCTTCCCAAGAGTGCTGACTTTGAATTTATCATCGTGGGGTATTCTACTTCAGAAAGATACTGAAGCAGTTCCAACGCTATTTTTTCGTTGCCTTCCTCTTCAAGAAAATCTTCAAACCGGATTCCAAACCTGAGAGGAATTTCCAAAGCAATAGCCTTGGCGACATCTCCTTTGACATCGTGCGGATTTGTTCCCCGGAGTTTGAAGAGTTTTTCCAATTCCCTTTTGTACATGGAAGGATTGCAATGCCTGAAGCCCATTGTTTTACTGTTATCAAAAAATGCGGTGTATAGAGATGCCCGAAAAGCGTTTGCAAAACAATACAAACAATTGAACGGGCAAAGCAACCCATCCCACGTATCAATATTGAGCGGCATAGGGCACGCTGCAGCACGGCAACTTACCTCTACAAATGAATTGATTTCCTCTGTGTTCAATAACCGCTCCTGCGGAACAGCCACACCGGGGCTGTCCAACTTGTATTCCATATAATCGGTTTTTCTTCCTTTTTCTTCCACCGCTCTCTGGTGGCGTTTTTCCTTGTACAGTCTGTTGGGCATAAAACTGTAAGCAAGTTTTTCCGTTATCAAATCCCTGAGTTCATAATAGTTCATCCGAACAATCCTATATCAATTGTCATTTCAAATGGGTCTGTCGGTTCTGTTTCTACTTTTATTATCTGTTTTTTACTTTTATTTTTTGTCATCTTTACTATCATCACGTGGCGGTTGCGATACAGAAAAACTTTTTGTATATACCAACCTTCCTTTTCCATTCGGGCTTTACATCTTTTCAAGTACAATTTTAGTTTCAGCATATCAAATGGCTTCAGCGAAAATGGGAACACATCGGTGTACAAGAGCACCTTGGTCGTTTTGATAAGGGCTTCATTGAAAGCCGGACCAATATGGTTGAAGGTAAAATGGTTGCGGTCAAAAAACCGGAATGGCACCCGGTCCATTATTAGTTTGTCCGCATCCTCATTTGTTACTTCATCGTATTGCTCACAGAGGAAAGAATACAACCCGGAGTCCAACTCATTGACTGAAACGCTCATACTGAGTGAATTAGCCACCTGCGCACTCAAACCTATACCCCCAAAAGGTTCGTGATATCGCTTTCCCTTCACCTGACATCCTTTTAACAAGGTCCAAACCCCGTTCAACTTGTCTTCTGACTCTTGGGTGTTTCCTCTTTTTAACTTTCTGAGACTTGGATATGTCGCCTCACAACTCCTTGGAATTTTTAGTTCCAAACTGAATCGGTTATTCTTGGCTTTGATTTTCATTTGCAATATCCTTTATGGTATAGAATTCACATTTGTTACCTCTGAGAATTTTTTGAGCTGTCTCCCTGTCGCCAATTCCTTCCCAAGTTTTTTGATATGCTTCTTTCGGGCTCAAGCCTTTTTGTATGAGGTGTTTCCAATTATGAGCGTTGAACCGGGAAGGGTTGGGCACATTTATTCCGCAACAGGTGTTCGCTTTCTCTTTCCATCCCCAGCCCGTATTGACGAAATCCGGGCAACCAAGCCTCATCCCCTTCTCAAGAGCAATCTGGCAAAGTTGTTGATGAATTATTCTCCATTGATGGTCTTGATTCATTTCCCAAATCTTTTCTATATCGCAACCAATGGCGTGCATCTTCTTTGCGACATCGTCATTGAAGTGTAGGTTGTAGGTGTTGTAACTCTTGACTCCGATATTCTTCAACCAATCTATTGTTTCAGCGAACATCTCCGTTGTATGGTGTCCGGGTATGAATGGCTCTCCATTCACCCCCAACGGGAAATCTCTTTTCAATAACTGTTTGATGATTTTCCCCCGGTCAGATATGGGTGTTGTCGTTTTTCTTTCCAGCAAGGAGAAATCCCAATCCAAGCCGGGGGAAATTATAGGCAGGATTGTTATGAGGTTTTTCTTCCGGGCTTTCTCTAACAGCGGTTTGTATTCAATCAGGTTATGCAAAAACCGGGTTTGGATTACAAAGGTCCATTCCAACTTGATAAGTGTCCTGATTATTTCCTTTACCACTCCGTGTTTTATTTCTGCAGGTTGGAAGGGGTCAGTACGGCTTCCAATCCGAATTGTCTTTTTTAATTTCAAGGCATAAGCAAGCCCGGATTTGGGGTTGTTATTCTTCAGTCCATTTTCTAACTTCCGGGCAATGGCATCCGGGTCAGCAGGTCTCAAATCCTGTCCCCATGTCCGGTTCAATCTCCGAAATGGACAATGATGGCAATTGGGTTCGCAATTCCAATAGCCATCTATAGAAAGTGGCAGTGGGCAATAGAGACAATCACCCCTAATGCCCACTGCAGATTTATAACGCTTCATTATGAGATTTTAATTTTATCCTCATTACGTTCCAGCACTCCGAAATCCTCAAGGATGTCAACAACCCGGTGGACAATGAATGCCGCTTCTTTGTGGTTGTCTTTTCCACCCTGTTCCGCATATGCATTATTCGCATCATCAATCAGGGCTTCCATTGAGTGATTCTTTTTCTTCTTGAGGATGTCGCACGTGATTGTTCTCCTGCTTTTCTTTGTCGGCTTTTTTTCCTTCTTGGCTTTGGGCTCTTTCTTCTTTTTCTCTTTCTTCTTTTTAGCCGGAGCAGGTTCTTCATCCTCAATCTCATCCAGGTCTGCGTCTGTGGGCTCAGGCTCTTCATCCATATCAATTTCAAAGCCCATCTGTTCCAGCCCCTTGATTTCTGCGGCAGTGAGGTTGACATCTTCCGGGATGCCTCCACTCTCAATCGCTTCTTCAAGTTTTTTCTGAGCACGCTCAAGCGTTATTTTTGAGGAATGCTCCAGACTCAGTTTGTCCAAAATCGCCAATACAACTTTCTTGCTCGGTTTTGCCATCTTGTTTCTCCTTTTTAAAAAAGTGGCAGTTCAAACCATTTCCAAAAATCAATTACACCTTTATTATCTTTTTCAATCCACAGTTTTGAAAATCTTTTTTGAAAAAACTTACCCATTCAATAATAACCGCAACAGAAGGAACGGGCAAGTGCAAGGCACTGACCAACGTATAAGCATTTGTCAGTTGAAAACGGGGCTTCACGTAAAACAACCCAATTCAATCTCATTATCCCGGCTTGCTTTTCTTCCGGGTTTTGGTTCAATCCTAACATTCCTGTAACGTGGGACAATTTGCGTTTGTCTTCTGAGAAGTTTTTTGCCGTGATAGTTTCAAGGTCATATGAAGCGGCATCTGCTTGCGTTGGAGCAATTACCAAGCAATGTTTTTCTTGGCTCAGCCTTCTCAACGCTTTCCAAGTTTCATTTATCTTGTCCCTGCTATCATAACCCCCGGAGTTGGGTTCAGGGGCAAGAATGTCTGCGTAATCAATAATGATAACGTCAGGCACGAAATCATTTTCATATTCCCATTTCTCCAATATCCCGAATATGTCTTGGACATTAACTGAAGAGTTGGGATGACAACTAATCATAAAACTTGGATGCTTGTTTGAGATGCCAAATCTCCGTTGAAACTTTTTAATTGCTTCTGCGCTGGCTTTTTCCGACACAGGATGTTCGGCTTTGATTTGTTTTCTTTTTACCCGGACACGCCCATTGTCCTGTTTGATTATTCTTTTGGGCACACTAATGTAGCCGCACTGATTCTTGAACATCGGCTTTCCGGTTATTCGCACCGCCATCCTTTTCAGGATTTGGTTCTGACTCATATCTCCAACTTGGAACATCGCAACTTTTCTCCGTGCCATTAAAGCCCGGATTGAAAACTCGCAACACCAAAATGTCTTCCCTCTTTTCTCCGGGGCAAGAATCCCAATCAGGTTGTCCCGGCATAATGCGTGTTGCCAGAATCTTTGACACCCTACATCCCCAACGGAAAACAGCGGTTTTTGCTGTTCGGAGAAAGCTGTTTTAAGGGCTTCAGTGTCCGCAAACATATCTATGCCTGTATTTGCCCCCAACTTGATGTTACGGAATGAATTAACATGTGTCTCTGCTGAACGGCAATCTTTCTCTAACAGGGATATATCCAGTGTATCCCGTAAAACCTCTATTTTGCGCAAAGAAAGGTGTTCAGACGCTTCATCCAATAGGTACGGAATATTGGAAGGGGTGGAGTCATCATAATCCTCAGAAAGTTTTTCTAACACATCGTGAACGGCTTCAACAACTTCCTCTTTCGCTTTCCCCTTCTCAACCCAAGAGTGGTACATTGTTTCTATTTCCTGTGCTGGAGCCTTTTGATATCGGTTGAAATATTTTACGCACCATCCGGCTATTGTCCTGAAATGGTTCGCTGAAAATAGATTCACGTCCAGCCCCGGTGCTATCTGGGACAAAAACTCTTTGGATGTTATCATTCCGGTGATAATCTTTTCTTCAACAATGGAGTTGACTTTTTCCCGTTTCATTATTCATCCTCAATATCATATTCAGTTGGTTCACTGTTTGGAATATCCGTTTGTCTCTTTTCCCAATTTTGTATTGCCAAGTTATGGTTCTTGTAACTGTAACCTTTCATTTCAATTCCTTCATCCAATCTTTTAATCATGAAGTCCAATTTCTTTTGACCCCATTTCTTGAGAAGGTTTTTATATTGGGATGGAGTTAACAACACATGTTGGTACTCTCCATATTTTTTTCTTTGTGGTTTTTTCTTTTTGATTTTGATTGAATGTTTTTTCTCTGGACTCTTTTTACTTTCCTTTCTTTTCTTTTCCTTTAAAGCATTGCGGTTGGATTGCGTTCGTATTGCGTTCGTATTTTTGCCCCAACGGGCTTCAGCTGACTTCCGGGCTTTCTTGGATTTTTCTTCCCGTGCTTTCATCCTTCTCAAAAGTGATTTACTCCAGAACCATTCCTCATCGGATTCAAACAACCCATACTCTTCAATACATTGAGTAATGAATTTTTTAATTAATGATTTTTCGCAATACGTTTGCATAGCAATCGCATTTACTCTTTTGATACTCAGTTTGTAATTCTCCTGTTCCCGTAACATCTCAATGATAGCCCAATACAATCCATAACCTTCCATTCCAAATTCCGCTCTCATCTCGCAAATGTTTGGGTCATGTCTTGCGTTTGCATCGTGGGAAAAATAGTATGCTTCCTTTTTCATATTCCCAATTCCTTTTTTATTTTATCGGCTCTTGTTTGAGACAAATCACCGGGGTCACTCTTCAACCCGGATATGATTTCAGTTTCACCGCCAAACGGGGAAAGCCATTCAGCCAATGCTTTGGCATTCGCTTGGGCTTGAGGTTCGGGGTCAAACATTATAAAGCGATGAGTGAATTGTCTCAAGATATGAGCCTGTTCCACCTTCCAATCTATTCCGAAAGTAGCAACCGCACCCGGTCCAAATCTCCATACATCGGAAACACCTTCAACAATCAGTACGCTGTCTTGAACTTTATCAATTCCATATAGCATTTTTTTCGGGTCATCGGACATTTCGGAATTGCGACTAAATTTCCACCGGGGCTTTACATCCTCACTGAGTGACCTTCCGGCATACCCGGTTATTGTTCCCCTCATATCGCAAATGGGAGCAATCAATCTCCAAGACCATCCTTCAGACAATCCTTTTGTTCCCATCAACTCCCACTCTTCAATTATTATTTCCGGGTCAAAATTTTTCCGTTCAAGGTATTTTTTATGTACACGTGATACGGCTTCCATACCGGGTGGTTGTTTCGCTTTCCTTCTGCGGGGTTGGGCTTTCTTTTTTTCGGGGATGAATGTTGCGTCATCATATTGTTGAATGATACGCTTGGGTGACTTTCCGGGGAATTTTACTTTCAGGAAGTCATACAGAGAATGGGAACCGCAACGCCAGCAATTCATACTTCCTTTTTCAAGGGCATAACCCAAATGCCATCCGTGGGTTCCATCGGTACAAAAAGGACAATTGACTTGTACCCAGCCTTCTGCGCAATGGTGGTGACCACTTTCCAGATATTGAATGTTTAATTCTTGACAGAGCCTTGTGAAGTGTAGCATTGTGTCTACTTTATATTTTGTTTTACAAGTTTTTCAAATCCTTCTCTCATCGTGAGCCCGTGTTTCGCACACCACGCTTTAAACTTTTGTTTTACTTTTATTGGCACATTCCATATCATTACAACGCAACAATCTTTATCCACTTTGGTTTGAGGCACGTTTATTCCCTTTCAAGAAATCTAACAGCATTGTTAATATCAAATTCATTCCTTATTTCTTTACCATTTATAACTTGGTCAATCACTTTTCTTTTCTCTTCAATAACTTCCCAGACATATTGGTCCACGGTATTTTTTCCTAAAATGTAATACACATTTACCTTATTATCTGTTTGTCCAATTCGGTTCACTCTGTCTTCAGCTTGGTCGTGTTCGCTTGGCGTCCAACCTAATTCAAGAAACAGGACAGTGCTTGAGGCAGTAAGTGTAATGGATTCTTTGTCGGCTTTTATTGTACCGATGAACAAACGTTTTTTGGGATTGGTTTGAAAGGCTTTGACCTGCTGTTGTCTTTCTTTTCCGGCTTTCCCCCCGATGGCGGCAATGTGTTTGTATTTTTTAACCAGAGCGTTGAAAACTTCCCGGTGGTAAACAAACACAACCAACTTCCCGTTTGAGTCAGTTAAAAAGTCATCAATCCATTCGCAAGCGTTTTTGATTTTCCCTCTTGCTACTAATTGCTTGAGTTGTCCCAACTTGACGAGTGCTTGAGCCTTCTTTGCCTTTTGGGCTTTCTTGTTCCCGGCTTTCTCTCTGTACCACTGCAAAAAGTGTATGGTGGCTTTCCTGTATTCCTCTGAGTTGGAAATATCAACGGGCAGGATTGTTCGGATTTTATCCGGGAGTTGTTTCAAAACTTCTTTCTTCATCCTGCGTATAAAATAAGGTTGTATGCGCTCTTTCAATTCGTCAAGATTGCTTGCCCCGGAAAAATCCCAACCACGACCACCCCAGCCCCTCTTGGGGTTACAATAACGCATCGCATATTTCCAATAACTGGAAAACTCAACCGGGTCAATCATATTCAGTACGGGGAAAAATTCAATTGGGCGGTTTATTATAGGAGTGCCGCTCATTGGTATGACGTGTTTGGCTTTCCGGGAAATTTCCCGGCACGCTTTGGTTCGTTTGGCAGTTCGGTTTTTTACATAATGACATTCATCCATAACCACGACTTGTGGTTTCAATTTTATCAATTTGTTTTTCCAATATGTGACGATGTCATAATTGATTATGATGATTGGTTCTGTAAGGGGAAAGGGCTTGCGCCCATAGCAGACTTGACAGGGCATCCGGGTATGTTCTTGGATTTGCTCTGCCCAATTGTACTTTGCGTTTGCGGGAGTAATGATTATTGCTGGTCTCTTTGAAGGGTTGACCGCCAGCCACCCAAGGGCTTGGATTGTTTTTCCAAGCCCCATGTCGTCACCAATTAAGGCTCTGCCGTGAGCCTGTTTTAAAAAGCGCATTCCCTCCAATTGAAATTTATAAGGTTTTGTTTTTAGTTTTTTCTGTAGCCGGGATTTCAGAGACATTCCGCAACTTCTTTAAATGCCCGGTCAACTTGGTCAAATGTCCAGTGTTCAACGTCAACCATATAGTTGCGGAGATACTTCTGCGATGTCTTGGGTTGGTTCGGCTTTATTGCTTCATACAATTCTTCCGGTGCTTCAAAAAATATTTTCACCAACTGTTTTGTTTCTTCAGACAACTCGCTTACAAAATTCTGAATCCAATTCGGTTTTGTTTCCTTTTGTATAAATGGATTGGCGTTTTCATCTGGGTTGTACGCATCCATCGGGATTTCTTTATTTGTCTTGAGACAGTAATCAAGCATCCCATAATATGCTGACCAATAAATGTAAGTGCAAAGGCTGGAACGCTCTGACTCCCACTTGGGAAGTTTTTTCAGCACCCGGTATATTCCTTCAGATAGCAGTTCATCGTATGGTCGTGAATATTTCTCCCCCAGTCTATGAGCCACTTTCATTATCATCTTTCCATATTTATTCCAAAGGTCATCCGGGGTCATCACAACTCTTTTTCGCAGTTTCATTAACAATCTCCTGTACAAATGTTTTCACTAATAAATGAAAATAAACTATAACAAAAATCCTTTATGAAATAAAGAAAAAAATAAAAATATTTTTCCCATCGTTATAGCTGATATATTTGCCAAGCGTACCAACAAGCCCCAGCCTGTTCGGTAGTGAGTTCAAATTTCTCTTTTACGCACTCAAGAACACTGGCAGGTGAGCGTTTGGTTTTGGATAACATAGAAAGGTATTCACTGACCTGTCCTGCTTTCTCCGCACCGATTTCCTGTTTGATTGTCAAGGCTCTTTCTCTTGTGGCTTTGGTCATTTTATTTCTCCT